AATGTATTAATTTTGCACATATAAAATAATTAATATATGTTTCACTTTAAAATTATAAAATTATGAAAAATCAAAATGCAAAACTTGGTAACAACACCACATTAAACATTGCCATCTTCTCAAGAATGGATGATTGGTCATCGGAAAATGCCATACAAACAATCAAATTAGAGGATGATCCTGAATATTCTACGGTATACATTTATAAGAGTGCTACTGCTCTTTATAAGGATACTCTGAAAAACCTACAAAACATAGATTTTTCAGAAGAATATGGAGATGACTCTTGGTTTGACTATATACCTGATGATATGGAATGCGCATGCCAGGCTTTATATTTCTTAAATCTTCTCCGGGATTTAACCGTTGCTTACAATGAGTATTTCAAACAGATACTCAAAGAAATGCAGAGTATGCTCAAAACCTATTTCGAACATTATGATGAGGAAGACGAAAACTGCATGTTCTACTTATCCATGTATGAATCTCTCAAAAAAGATGAGGTTTTCATCACAGATGGTACTACAAAATACCTGGATAGCGAACTTTACAATCAAAAAACAACAAAATTATAAAAACATACGAATATGGAAAATCGAAAGTATCAAATCTTAAGGGATGACAAACATAAGATCGAATATGAGGGCAAAACTCTATACCGAATCCAAGCTTTAAGAAATATCGGTACAAGGGTTAAAGCCGGAGATATTGGAGGATACATACAAAAATATGATAATCTATCTCAAGTCAATGAATGTTGGGTAGGAGGCAATGCCAAAGTATTAGATAAGGCTAAAGTAGTAGGTAATGCTACTGTATTAGATGAAGCTATTGTAAAACATAATGCTTGTATATCTAGTAATGCTAGGGTACTTGACGAAGCAATAGTACTTAGTTCTGCTAGGATTCTAAATAATGCTGTAGTTATGGATCATGCCCAAGTATCGGGTTTTTCTAGAGTAATGAATTCAGCAGTAGTTGCAGGTAATGCCCAGATATTTGGTTCACCCATCATAAGAGATGGGGCTCGTGTATATGGACATGCTAAAATAAAAGGAACGGCTTATATAAGAGATTATGCTGAAGTATGGGATGCCGTTGTAAAGGATGATGCTATCATAATGGATCGTTCGGAAGTATATGGTGATTCCGTTATAGGTAGTGATGCAGTTATATGTGGTTATTCTCGTATAGGGTCAATCTTGCATTATAGGAGATCCCTTAATGGATGATAATAAGCTAAGAATTATGAACTTAGCTTTAAATGACCATGCCCGGATTAACAGTTTCAATGATTTTACTATGGTTCATAATGTCGCTAACAAATATGATATAGTGGCTTATCATAAGGGTATACCTAACCCAACCGATGTAAATCCTGAAGATTTCGTAAAAACCCTTAAGAATGAGGATTTCGTAAAGATATCAGTTCAAAAGATCTTTCCGCTACACGATATAGAATTCGAAGGTACATTCAGTGAATATCTGCATTGGGTAAATCAAGAACCCAATCCTATCACTAATGATACATACATGGAATATATTGCAGTTGCTCAAATGATCAACTACAAGTTCAAGAAGATTTTCCTACAGCAATGAATATAGGATACGATATCAAGGTAGTGAGGGCACATAATAAATCCTTTCACTACCTTGTAAAATTACCCCGTATGAGAACTCATTCTAGAATATATCTTATAAGATATATAATGAGTTACTTCTTAAAGTATATAAACTCTAGCAAAGTACACGTAAGAATCCAAGGCACAAGAAATAGAAACATCTTAACCGTAACATTTATTAAGGAGGAATAACTATGGCTATAACTATGAACGATAGAGACAATATAATAAATCAGGTATGTGATTCATGCCATTGCTCTCCCAAACAAGCATCCGACTACATCAACAACGAAATAGATAACTTGAATGATCTAAGAGATGTAGGAGATCTAAGATATGAGGATTTCGAAGAGGCTTGCCATAATTTAGGTATAGATAACGACTACGTAGAATTCTTCATCAACTCCTTATCATTATGATCCCATTAGAAATAATCCAAAACCTCTCAACCGAGGAAGAACAGATAGAATATCTCTACACACTATCGGAAAGAGAAGTGATAATCCTATACCTCAATCAGAATACATCCCAGGAGATTAAGGATGTAATCAGAAAGTACCTCTCCAAACAAAACAAAAACCTATTAAATCAGTTATCAGAATGAGAAGACTATTAAAGGAACCCCTGGGAAAATTACTATTAATCGATTTAATCCTATCGATATATTTAATAATCCTACCATTCCTACCCAGTATAGTACCCACCCCAAACAAAGAAAAACCAAAAAAGAATATAAGGTATCAAGATAAATCAAAAATATCTGATACAGTAAAAGTAATAGATACATACATATACTTAAACTCAGATAGTATAAAAGATCGATACATTCGAATAAAATCCGATACCATCCTTATATTCAAATAATATATAATACTAATAAATAAACATACTATAGGTACCTTCAGGGGGTGGGGCGAAAAAAATCCTAAAATCCCAACTTGGGGATAGGATAAAGGGGGGTACTAAACACAAGAGCTTTCCAGCTATACTACAATATGTACATGTATAGCTGGACTCTTTTTTGTGATATCCAATTCCAGATCCTAAATTCGCTATCTCAGAACCAAATCCTTATCCCCAATCCCCAACTTTACTATAGTATATATTATATATAAAGCTACTGGGATTTAAGGATTTGTGGTACCCCAACCTAAAGGAAATAAAGCCCCAATCTATTAAATTATTAATGAACTAAGGCCCCAATATTAATTATTTTAGGCCCATTCAGGATAAGGAATTAAGGCCCCTAATATGCCCCAAACTTTAAAGCATAGGCACGTTTATAGGCCTTTATTTTATATTAAATCCTCGTGGAGATAAAGACACAAGGCCCCTTACTATACCCATATCTAGAAAAATATCCCACTTATTAACTTATTAATCTTATCTAAAATTAAAAATACTCCTCTAGAATTATCCCGGGATATGCTAAAAGAGCAAATCTTACTCATCTACTATCATAAACTATCTTCAAACGAGCTGAAATTATAAATTTGTTGCAAAAATATTTGCATATATGAATTATTTGCATTAATTTTGCAACAGAAAATTTAAATAATATGTATAACAATTAAAAATGTAGTAAAATGAAAAAATCAAAAACCATCAAACCAATCACCTTCAAGGATCTCGATCTTAATGCAATCCTTTCAAAGGTAGAAGAGAAATGTATCGAAATCAAAAAAGATAGCTTATACACTTTCAAACACGAAGAGAATTACCAGGATTTAATCAATGCAGTTACACTACCATTCCATACGGAAGTATTATCCATATCTTTATTAAATCGAAATCTTAAGGGAAACGAAGAAGCTGCATCCCAGGCTAGATTCAATAATAATCTCATTTGGAATCTGGTATGCGATATCCTAGTTAACTTCCTCGAAACCACTACCTATCAATCCCGGGAATTCGATAAATATCACATCGTATTCTGCGATAAGGATAATAATCTTATCAGATTACACAGAACCGGGAATATACATAACACACAAATAACAATAACCATAATAATCAATCTCAAATGAAAAAATCAACCATAAAGGATACACTATTCGTAATCCTAATATTCGTCATAGTATACTTAGCATTAATCATATTATCAATCTTTAATTAACAATAAATATGAACACTAGAAACTTCATTAATTCAATCGATAGAGTAATCAATGATCTATATGAAACTCCATTAGATGCTATCAAGGACTTTCGAAAGAAGATGCCTAATATGAATCTGGACATATCCATGAAGGCAAGGATGATGCTTAAGGAGATAGAGATGAATATCTTGGATGACTGTTCCTATGGAGATCATCCTATAACCTCATATTGCGACAAACTAACCCTTAATAAGGTTAGGGAAACCGAGGATAAACTTATGGTAACCTTCACAATAAGTTATCCCACTAAGGATAAGGATCATGGTAAATCCCTAATAGATTCTATCGAAAAGCTTTTCGAAGAGGATGAGATGGAATCCGAGAATAATCACATAGATGGGATAACCTATCTTACTGATTCGAATAATCAATTCTATACTCTTATGATATTTACCGATACATTTAACAAAAATAACTTCTAAATTCACATCACTATGGATACTTTCACAAATAACATATCGAATGAGGATTTTAATTCTCTAACCCAGGAAACCCAGCATCTGATAAACCAAATAAAAACCAAATTCGAAAGAGATCATCTATTCTCTTCTCACCCATTCAGTAAATTATTCAAGGTTATCATAGAAGATGCCAAAGAATCTGAATGGAAAGGTTATCAATTCTTACAACTAACGGTCTCTCTAGAATATAACCAAAACCCAAATAAAAATTACATAGAAGAAGCCTGGGAAATATTCTTAGAGGAAATCATAGATCAGCCATCCTTAATAACTCGGGAACAGGAATTCATTAAAAGAGAAACTTGCAAACTAACTCTAGTTGAATTATTCAATAGAGAAGCCCTATAATCAAAATTGGGGAAAGCCTAATAAGCTTTCCTCATACTCTCTAAGATAAACTATATAATATAAATCGATAACAAGGAAATTTATCACATTCACAACAAAGTTTTTAATTAGTTATACAAACGCCAGGGTTGGACCTATGGGATATATCTCTAAACCTATTTTCATTAAATTTTCAAAATTCTTTTAAAATTCATAATTGTCGAAGATCCTCAGTAGTGATACTCGGGATCTTTTTTTGTGAGCCTAACTTTGTTACATTCGCTAACTTTGTTACATACCTTAAGCCTTAACCTTATAGAGATAAAGTATTGAAGCCCCTATAGCTCTTATCAGGATATATTAGGATATGAGATATGGCCTTAGATCATATATACATATAAGCTTTAATATTATCACTATAGAGATAAAGCCCCTATAGAGACAAGGCCCCAATAGTTATTAGGGCTCAGTGATCCCTATAGCCACAAATTTAAATTATATGTGAAAATTTTAAACACACAAACGAAAATATTAAAAAATCCGGCACGATTTTTATTTTTAAAAATTTTCACAAAAATATTAAAATTAAAAATTTTTAGAGTTTTTGTTAAATTTAAAAAATGTAGTCCGTTTGGGCTGTTAACATTTAAAAACACGATATGAACATTTAAGGACTATTAATTTAATATATAATGTACGTGAATAAAATAATTTTTCAAATATCAAAATATTTTTTGTTAAAAATAAATATCCGGCACAATTTTTTGATTTAAATCAAAAATACAAATAAAATAAAAATTTTTCTTGAAAAATGTTTGTAAGTTTAGAAAAAACTCTTTATCTTTGCAACAGAAAATTTAAATAAAACGTCTAACTAATTAAAACTTTAAGATTATGGCAACATTAAATGAAATTTTCAGTAAGTTAAATGTAAATGTAGAAATTAATTCTGCACGTGAAATCTACAAAAAAGAGCTTTTTACAGGTCTAAACGAAAACGATTTAAAAAAAGCACGTAGAAAATTACGCAAAATTGCATTTGCTTTTGCAAGTGAGGTAGTTTTGTCAAAAACTGAAAAAAGCATAAATGAATTTATTGATTTTTATCAGCAAGTTTATGCAATTAATGATTATTCAGTTTCAAGTGTTTGCAGTGAAAACACACGAAATGAAAAACGTGATACGTATGCAAATTGTTTGCAAATTTGCAAAGATTATTTGCAAAAATCAAACAATCAGGAGCAAAAGCAACAAACCACAAAACGTACAAACAAAAATAAATAGTTATGAAACATTACAATTTAGAATTTGTTGCAAAATGTAAGTGTGTAGGTTTTAAAAAACCTACACATAAAAAAATAACATTAAAATTGTTTTGGTTTAGTACAAAAAGTTTTATCAAAACTTTTTGTATAAAGATACCAAACGATAATAACGATATAGTTAATATTCAAAATTTATTTATCTATAATTTGAATATCAGACCAAAAGTAATAAGCAATGAAAAAAATTCAAATAACATTTATATTGTAAAGTTATGAACAAGTTAAACAAAGATTTTTTGATAAAATATGTTGAAACATATAGTACTAATTTAAGCAAATTAGTTACTGAATTGTTTACGAATAATTTGTTTGGTCTATTTGGTTTAAACTTAAATTTAAGTTTAAAAACAGACACATATTTTTTTGAAACGTTTTGGGCAAATTATATGATAACTAATAGTGTTGAATATAACATTCAATATTTTAATAAGATATTGAATTTATTTTTCAAATACTCACAATATCAAGTTTGCACTATTGACTATTTAACAAAAGATAGTTTTGAGTATTATCAATTTTCAGTAAGTTTAACAAATAGTTATACAAATAAACCGAACTATTTAACAAAATATAAAGGTTTGATAAATCTTTTAGTTAAATCAATGCTTACAAAAAGTATCAAACACATTGAATTTAATTCAGACTTAACTGATGATGAAACATTTTTAGATATTGTGCCAGATAATGAAGAACTTTTAGAAATAACTTTTTTTAAACAAAATAATATTTTGTTTGATATGCAAATTAAAGAAATTTTAAATTTCTTAAATAATATATCAAATATTCTTTATGATTATAATGATGTAAGTAAAGATGAAATTTATTTAACTATATACGCAAAATAAAAATAGGGGACAAATTAAAATATTTGTCCCCTATTTTTATTTTTACTTTTTTAATATCACTGCAACCGTGCTCCCCTGAAACTACTTGGCCATTTCCCGTACGTATTAAAGGGGTTCCTCGAAAATATATACCACACAAAACACAACACACACAATAAAGGGGTACCAGGAATAAATCCCAATACCCCAAGGAATCAAAACAAAACAACTTTACACCTTAAAACAAAATCTATGAGTTCCATTATTATATAGTATTTACCATATCCACAAAATCCACTAGAATAACCTCCTTATTCTTATTAACCAAATACCTTATATACCTATCATTCTTATGATTATAATACCAAGCATAAACCCAGGGTATAAGGAAATATCTCTTCCATCCCAATACAGAAGAATACCCATGATTTAATGTAACATCCTTATCACCTATCCCCGTATAAATACATTGCTCATCCCATTTAGTATATCCTCCCAGGATATTAATGCCATCGTACATAAATATTAAAGTATCAAGTAATGCTTTAAAATTATCAATAATAGTTCTATCATTTATTGGATTATTATACTCTAGAACAAACCTAAATATAGGAGAATAGCTACACTTAAATTTCTTACCACCCATATTTATTAAATCATCCAACTCATCGGTATATAACCAATTCAAAAAACTCACTAAAGGGGATATATCCCAGGAATACCTTATTATTCCATGAGCCAAATAAAACTTCTGGGACTTATTATCCCATCTAAGCCTTACATCAAAGAATTTTACATCATTTAAGAATACCTGATCGTAAACATCCAGAGATTGGCATTTCCCTGCAAAATTAATTAACCTCATCCACCATTTAACTGGCTTGAGGTAACTGAATGAATTATGACTTCCTAACATATCACTAATATTTTTATGGTTCTTCTTCTAATATATAATCCTCTTCCTTCTCTATTTCTCCCTTAATTTCATGTCTGGTACATTCCTCAATAAAAGGGTACATATAAGAGGGTATCTCTTCAGTACAACCTTTATAAGATTTAAAAAATATTGTAGCACTAACAATAGCTATTATGGCACCTATGGTAAATAATGCCTTAGCTGGTTTACTAACTTTGTTTTTCATATCTATGCTGTTATATATTTATCATACAACTTCTTAGCTTCTCTTGGAAATGATACCTTGTTTATGGTACACTTAACAGAACCATCCACAGTTATTACACCACCCTTATCTATTTTTGCGGGTTTATCCAATAATAGGGATTCACCATCTATTTGAGGATTAATCAATAATGTATACTTTTCATCTGTATATACTTTAACCATAAAAAGGGTTTCTCCATTATTAGTACGTATTTTAATAGGAGCTTTACCTATAAATTTAAGAATGTGCATATTATGTAACACTTTTAAATAAATTAGGTAATCTCTAGTGAAAAATAATCTAAGACATAAATATCTATTGCGAGTAAGATATAATTTTATTCTTAGATATGTCATACGCAAATAAACCCATATAGTTGGACTTATATAAACTAGTAATCCCAGTATAAATACCAGGATTACTACTAATAACATTGATTTTATCATACCGTTAACATTTATAATTTTATATGTTTTCTTTTGTTTCACCCTCTATTTGATCGTATACCCTTTTTATCCCGGGATTATCCATCTTTATAGGAGTATAACATTTTGGACAAGTAACAAAATCTATTTTTACGAATGGATCACATGAGGATATGATATTTATATTAGGATTCTCAGCTATCCTCATTTCTGTTTTACTTTTTATATCTTGATGTTCAAAAGTAAATTCGGTACCACATAATGGGCATTTTCCCATATATTTTGGAACAATGCCCTCTTTAATAATTTTCTTTGCCATAACTACATTTTATTTTTAAATTTCTCCTCTAAATATCCGTAGTTCCACATAATAGTTTCATATGCTTCTTCTGTAATCATACATAATCTAGCTCCAGTAACTATGTCATTCATGTTTATAATGCCTCTACCCCTTAATCTTTTAAAGGCTTTGAATTGGTTTAATGTGATCTGTTCTTTATCCATAATATTTATAATTTTAAAGTTTAATTTATATATGAACACTATCTACTATGTTCGTTAGTGATTCAATCTTCTATGAGTTTACCATTTCTGTATTTTAATATTTTACCATCTACGAAGTAATAATTTATATCACTAGTACCATACTTAATAAACTGAGGATATAATTCTGGAGCTTTTGTATAAAGTCTCTTTCTATGCTGAATAAGTATCTCGTCCTTATTTATAAAGCTATTCTTTATAAAGTCAGGTCTACAACTATCAGCATTAATATTCCAAGCATTAGCTTCACCTATATACTTCTTATCTCCAGTTTCCTTAAATAGACGATAACTACTAAGACATTTAGCATAACATACTAACCAGTCACGGTTATTTTTATACATCTTAACTACAGGATGATTAGACCAAGCTGTATGTCCATCCATAGCTCTTAGTATCTGAATACATTCTATGATCTGTTTATTATAACGTTTTTGATCATTCCATAGAGTTTGTGCAACATCTATTGGTTGTGCATAAGGTATAAATACTTGCATAACAAAATCCTCCTATTACTCTATAACTGCCCAATCAGGCAAATATACTACTTCTTCTAACTCTTGATCTTCCATAATTAAAAATAAGTGAAAAATGATATTAAACTCATTAACCAAGCTATAGTAAACATTACTTTTAAGTAAGTTTTCTTAAAAACCCAGGGAGATAACCATCCCACAAATGGAAATACTACTACAACGAATAAACCTACCAAGGTTAAAACTACTACTAACAATGCACCCAATATAGGTGCAATGTTAGCCGAGAACCCTTTTAATTCTCCATCAGTATTAAAGTGACCAAATATATCCATAATTATTCGTTATTTTGAAACTTTTTAATCAAATACCATATAGGAAACATGGGTAATATTAACCAAACTGTACCAAATATGAATAAGGTACTCTTTATGTTGATCCTATTTTTTATAACTATTGTGATCAAAATTGCCGGTATTAGGCAAATTAAGTAAATAATACCAAGTATATCCCAAGTTGAGCTCATATTATTGTATATTTTCGATTATTTTTAAGGTTTTATCTAAGCATTTTACCAATTTACTAGTCATTTTAAGAGTTTCATCATCTGGATTATCTAATAATCGGTGTTTTATAGCTCTTAATTTGTCTGAAAGTTGAAAAGTTTTGATGAGTTTATCCTGTAAATCCTGATTAAGATTATAAAGTAACTCATTTTTTTCAGTTATTGGCATAACTATACCTGATTTGTGATCAAATCTTGGATAAACTTCCGATTTATTAAGTTTAGTATGGCATTTTACTTGATTATCAAGTTTTGCAATGTCATTGGTTATATCAATAACCTTGTGTTTTGTGATATTAAACCAGGTATCATAGTATAATACCTCTGAACCAACTTTTAAAATAAATTCTTTTTTCATAAATTTTTGATTTAATTATTTATATGTGCAAAATTAATACATTTATTTTTATTATGCAAATAAATACAGACATTTTTATAAAAATAGCTCAGGTTTGGAGCTAAGTTCAAGGCAAGACTATACGTTCGTATTATGTTATAATATAAAATTTATAGGTATGAAAGAGTTAAAGATGACGTTAAAGAGAGTGGCCTGTAAAGATAAGTATACTATAGGTCACCTGTATCTTAAGGGTAAGTACTTTTGTGATACTCTTGAGGATAAAGATCGTGGTTTAACCAGTGATATGCCTTTGGAGGATATAAAGAGTACTAAGAAAAAAGGAGAAACGGCTATCCCAAAAGGTACTTATAATGTAACTTTGTCAATTGTATCTCCTAAATATTCTAAGGTATCTTGGTATAAAACCAATATTAATGGAGGTAGAGTGCCAAGGTTACTTAATGTCCCAGGATTTGATGGTATACTTATACATTCAGGTAATACTCCAAAAGATACTGAAGGGTGTATATTAGTTGGAGAAAACAAAGTAGTAGGACAAGTAATCAATTCCAAGGATACTCTCAAGAAACTGTATCAGGATGAGTTAGTAAATTATGATAAAATAACCATAACTATTGAGTAATTATGAAGATTGTATATAGTTCAATAATACCCTTTAAAGGGTTTAAAGCTTTAAACCTATTTGGTATATGGTTGTTTGTAAGAAAAGGTGTTACTCTTACTGAGAAAGAAATGAATCATGAAAAGATTCACTCTATGCAATGGAAGGAAACCTGGTATATAGGATTTATCCTTTTATATGTATTACACCTATTTTACCTATTACTAGTATATTGGAATTTCCACAAAGCTTATAGAAATATATGTTTTGAACTTGAAGCTTATAATAATGATGATTACCTAAATTATCTAGTATATCGAGAGAAATATGCCTGGAAAGATTACCTTTAAAAACTTAAAGGTACTTGGTGTATGTGCTGGTCAAGGAGCTTTATTATTCCCATTTAGAAAACATCTAATAGGAAACATTGAATCTAGAGGAGTATTTCATACTCCTCTAGAAGAACAGTGGAAACTTAACTTTAACCAAGTACCATTTCTAAGAGAAAAATACTTAGATTTTGAACATCCAAATATAATCTTATCATCACCAGATTGTGGAGCTAGTTCAGTAATGAGGTTATCTAAAGTTAAAACTTTGGGTAAACCTGAAAAAAATAAGTCCATTAATTTAGTGATAGAGTGTATACTTCATTATAAGCCAGAGATATTCCTAATAGAAAACTTACCCAGATTATTGGATCTAATACCAAAAGGAGTATGGGAAAATACCTTTAAGGGTTATCATTTGGTATATCATTGCCATTCTGTATCAGAGTTTGGTAATTCTCAGAAGTCTAGGAATAGGTTAATTATTATAGGTATAAAGGATAAATATAAGAGCTTAGTAAATAAGTTTAATAATATATTTAGCATAAATACTATAAAAGTTTCTAGAAATTTACTGGAACCTGCCTATTTTAATGGAAATAATCAGAATTATATGCCGAGTTTAAATAAAACTTTAGCGATGTATGATTATAGGGAATTACCTGAAAAGAAAAATTTAACCGTATCCCAAATTAAAAAGCTATGGGATACAGATTTTAAAGATGAAAGAAAATGGCCTATCAAGACTAAGAAGATGTCAACTTTACCTGGAGTATATAAATTAGATCCAGATAGATGTCCTCTTACAGTAAGACCTGCAGATAGACAGTTTAGACCTGATGGTTATCCTTTAGGTATACAGGATATAAAACACATAATGGGATTTCCCAAAAGGTATAAAATTTACATGGATAAGGATAGGTATGATTATTGGTTAAATAAGGCAAGGTATACTTTGGCAAAAGGATCCGTATATGAGATAGGATTATGGTTTAGGAAATGCTTATTAAGGCCCTAATAAAGTTTCACGATATAATATATGATTATATATTATAAACGTCGGGGTACCTTGAAAAATTTATATATATACTATACTTCGTATATATATATAAATTTTTATATGTATGTATATATACGAGGAGTAATAGAAAGAAAGAAAAGAATAAAACATAAATGAATTGATTTCGCTACGCTCAATCAATATTGGGCTTTACGTGTAAAGCCCAATAATAGTATCAATATTCACTAACTGATAAGAATTTAAATTTCGATTTATGGATAATAACAAGATCAAGAATTTAGCGATCATAATTTTATCACTATTGACTATTTACTTTTGCTTTCGATCAATTTATCTAAATCACAAACTAAATTCCGATACGGGATACATCCATACTACATCTTCCGTACCGGATACAGTTTATAAGAATCTGGATGAATTTAAGAAAGTAGAACCGTTTAACAACGGTATGATTCCTACTAAGGTTACACTTTTCAAAAATCCCGAAAGTAATAGCTACGATTCCGTCTCTTATGCAACACATGCCGATGACACACTATCTCCTATGACGGGCACCAATTACGGTGGCTATTCTTCGGGATTTCTTGGTGATTCTATCTATCAATTCTTATTATCTAAGGATTTCCTATCACTTACATTTAAAAATGTTATCGATAGTACCTATAAAATCGAGGATTATCCAATAGATTTAGATAATTATGCCTATAATTGGGTAGATGGGAAATTAACCGTTAAGGAAGTAGGTAATAAAATTAACCTTAAATTGGTACCTTACATTCAAGGTAAATATCGAGTATTTAATAACTTTTGGGATTTATCTTCAGGTATATCTCTCGAGACTAAGAGATTTAATTATAATCTTGGAGTAAATCTATTCTATTATCCAAGCCTTCAGAAAAGTTTGGGTAAAGATTTAGAAATTTCCATCACATATAAGTTTAAATAACATGGCAAAAAGAGGAGAAGATTTTAGTTCTAAGAACTTAACCAGTACTGAATTACATAACTTGTATCAAGTTACTAAGGACCCTTTCTTCTTTAGTACTTTTATATACGTTATACATCCAGTAAAAGGTAAGGTTCAATTCAATCTATATCCTTATCAAAAGTCAGTACTTTACCAATTCTTATGCAATAGGTTTAACATAATACTTAAATTTAGACAAGCTGGTATTACCGAGCTTATATCTATGTACTGTTTATGGTTAGCTATGTATCACCCCAATAAAAAGATAAACATTATCTCAATTAAGGACACTACAGCTAAGAAAGTACTTAGAAAGATTAAGTATATGTATAAGAATCTACCATGGTACTTACAAACACCAATTATAAATGGTAGAACTGGAGAATATGGTAGTGCTTCAATGATAGAATTCGATAATGGGTCATTTATAGAATCTATACCTACTTCTTCCGAAGCTGGTCGTTCTGAATCTTTGTCATTGCTAATCATAGATGAAGCAGCTATTGTTAGATGGTCTGCTCAAATATGGGCAGCTGCATTCCCAACACTATCTACGGGAGGATCTGCTATAGTTAACAGTACTCCATTTGGTATAGGTGGATTTTATCACTCAAGCTGGGTAGAAGCCTTAGCTGGGTCTAATCCATTTGTACCAATTAGATTGTATTGGAGAATGCACCCTGAAAGAGATGATAATTGGTATACTGAAATGGCTAAAGCTCTTGGACCAAGAAGAACTGCTCAAGAGATTGATGGAGACTTTCTTGGTTCAGGAAATACTGTATTTGATCTTACAGATATAAAAGCTATAGAAGACTGTTTATCTGATTATCCTGCAATATATACTGCAATGAATGGTCAATATCGAAGATTTAATGAACCAGAAAAGGATAAGAAATATTTCATTGGAGCTGATGTTTCAACTGGTAGAGCTTCAGACTATTCATCATTTACTTGTATGGATAAGGATGGTGAAGAACAATCTGTATTTAAGGGGAAAGTATCTGTAGATAAATTTAGTAGGTTACTTGGTGATACTGGAACTTATTATAATTATGCTACCTTAGCCCCTGAATCAAATGATGTTGGTATGGCAGTAACCGCTTTTTTACAAGCAGAGGGTTACCCAAATTTATATTTTTATCAAAAGCTTGTTAAGAAAAAAGGTAAGAGCAAACCAGAGATGGATAAGTGTCCTGGTTGGTTAACTACTAATAAGAATAGACCCGTTATAATTGACGGACTAGAAACTGATATAAGAGAAAACAATATAGTAGTAAAAGATCCATTCTTTGTACAAGAAGCCTATACATTTATATATGACAGTTTGAATAGACCTGTTGCTATGGGTAAGCATAGAGCTAATTCTCAAGGTGATGTAGATCTTGAAGGAGAAGTATATGCTGATGATGATATAATGGGGAAAGCCATCACTAATCATATAAGGAAAGGTAAGTCTAATGTAATAATATTACCAAAATGAGAAATTTTTTTAATTTTAACCTATTTAAAACTAAGGATAAGAGTAAACCTAGTCCTCAAAAACCAAACAAAGAGGTAGTAGCTATATCTCCAGGACGAGTATCAGTACCTGAGGATAGTTCTAATACTAGTGTATATTCTATACTTAAGGGTATGACTAAGATGGTAAACCCATCATTTCGTAGAGAAGTTATACCCTTAATAAGGGATCTATACAAGGTAAACCCTGATATGAGCATAGCTCTACAGGATACTTTTAAGTTAGCCAATACTCATCATAATATATTATTTCCGAACAATACCGATAAAGAAGCCAATGCTATGAGAGATCATCTAATAGATGTATCTTCTAAATGGTCAAGGTATACTGCTGGTATTGATGGGTTAGTTAACAAGATGATTGTACAATTACTAACCGGAGGAGCTATATCAGTTGAAGCCGTTCCAAATATGAAATTAGATGGTCTTTCAACTATATTGTTCCTTAAACCTGAGAATATATACTTCCATCAACAGGAAGATGGAGTATATGTACCATACCAAAGAAATGTAAATTTTCTTAGAAAACCCGGAGAAGATTTTATAAAGTTAAATCCAGAAACTTATGTTTATGCTGGTATGTATAATGATACAGATGAACCTTATGGAATACCTCCATTTATGGCTGCTTTAGATTCATTAAAAAGCCAGCAAGATATGAGAATTAATTTTAAGCATATTATGGATTTGATGGGTATGGTTGGATTCTTAGAGGCTAAAATAGAAAAACCTAGTCAATCCGGAGGTGAATCTCTTAAAGCTTATGAATTAAGGCTAGATCGTATGCTTAGAAAACTAAAGCTAAACATGAAGGAATCACTTAAAGACGGTATAGTTACTGGATTTATGGATGAATCCGAATTTAAGCTTAATGCTACAACTAAGGAGTTGGGCAATTTACAAACTCCCTGGAATATGAATCAACAATCGGTAGCTAATGGACTTGGAGTTAACAGTTCTATCATCGGTCTTAATAATTCAAGTACTGAGGGAGGTAGTGGTATAGTATTAAGCAAGCTTATATCTCAATTGAGTAATATACAGACTATTGTTGGGTATGTACTTAAGTTTATATATACACTTGAACTAAGGTTGGCTGGATTTAATAATAAGGGTATAACTATTACTTGGGGAACTTCAACTATATCAGATGAAGTTAAAGTTCAACAGGGAAGACAATATAAGATACAGAATCTTAATTTGTTATATGCTGCTGGAATAATATCTCAGTGGCAATATGCTTGGGAAATGGGCTATGATTCTCCAGATCAGGATGAACCAAGAGTATCCCTTGAAGATAGTGATAACTCTGATCCACAAGAAGCTACTAAGAAAAAACAACGTCAAGATGACAAGAATCAGTCTAACCGTAGAACTAGAGATAAGAATAATCCAGCTCCAAAGAGGAAAGACCAAGATTCAAAAGCAAGATAAAGCATATTAAATTATAAACCCTCATAATTATGTATTACAAAAATCTAAAGAACCAAAGTTTTGAGGATCGTATGATCATAGATCAGGGTCATACTATAATGGCTAATCATATACCAAAGAGTATAGATCCATTAACCTTCAATGAAAACTTTTATAAGTGGTCTAAGGTAAGTCCAGAAAGTATAGCTAAATTTGGATTTTTTAGTGATATTGATTATAACACTTATTATCCTGATTTGTCTCTGGATGATCTTAAGCCTAAGTCTGAAGAATTTATAGAACCTGTATTCAGGCTAATATCAGAAATTATAGTATCCAAAAATTGGATGCCTACTGATTTTAGTAAAAACGGTGTTCTAAAGGCTTCTATGAAATTAATGCTGGGTCAAACTGTAAACTGTGATCATGAAACTAGTATTGGTAATGCAATAGGATCAGTTTCACAGGTGATGTGGCAAGAAGGTTATACTGATGGTAGGTTTAAAATACCAGCAGGAATAAATGGTGTACTTAAGATAGATGGTAAATCTAATCCACGTATCGCTAGAGGTATTCTAATGGAACCACCATCTATACATTCAAATTCAGTAACTGTTCAATTTAGGTGGGATAAATCTCATCCAGAATTGGATAACAATGAATTTTGGGAGAAACTGGGAACATATGATTCTAAGGGCAATCTCATATGTAGAGTAGTTACCGAAGTAATAAGATATGCCGAAACATCACTAGTATCACATGGAGCTGATCCTTATGCTCAGAAAGTTGGTGATAATGGTAAAATAGTTAATCCTACATATGCTAATCGGGTATATAATTCTTATAAAGAGTATATGGATGAACCAAAACATTACTCATATGAGGATTATAAAACTTGTCCATATAACGACGATACTCAAGGATATAATAAAGAAAATAATACTAATAATAAAATCACAAAAGACATGAACCAAGAATTACAGAACTTTTTAGAAAGAATATTCGGAAAAAATGGCTTGATTAAGCTTAATGATACCGAAGGAGAGATAAATCTGGATGAGGCTTACAAATCTATATCTTCATTGGTAGAGAAATGTAATAATCTCGAATCAGATAATGCCAATCTCAATACTGAAAAAACTTCTCTTAGTGATAAAATCACTAAGTTGGAAGACCAGGTTAAATCTCTTGAGAAGTTCTCTGAGGTAGGTAAAGATTATATAGCTAAACTCAGAGATAAAACAGTTACTAACTATAAGAAGCTGTTTACTTCTGAGAAGGACGTTGATGAAACTATTGTTAAGATGCTCAGTGCAGAAACTACCGGAGTAGAAACTCTTATAGCCTTGAATAAGGATTATGAGATCCGGCTTGAGGAAAAGTTCCCACTAGTTTGTTCAGAATGTGGTTCTCATAAGATTAGCCGAGCTTCTTCTGTAAAAGAAGATGAAACTAAAAATGAGGACGAAACCAAAAACAAGGAGGAGGAATTCAATGCTGAGACATTGTATAAGTCTAAGATATAAATCAATAATCTAAATCAATAAATAAAGTTATGAAAGAAACTCCATTAACTCTTTTAGGACAAAGAACTCCTAAAGTGGTGATTTATAAAAGTGAATCACATAAGCTTTGTCAGGCATTTACAGTAAAATCCGGAGAGAAGATTTATCCAGGTATGCCAGTATGTCTTACCGATGAGGGTAATATAGAACCCTTTAAGGATGGCAAGAAAAACTATCTGGGCATTGCTCTTACAAGTAGCGAAACTCCAGCTTATGGGGAACAGAGAAACTATCCAGTAGAAGTAACAGTAATGATGAGAGGATATGCCATTGTTAACTGGGTATCAAATGGTACAGTTAAATGTGGTCCGGTAATTCCTTCTGGTGATATACTTAACGGTAGATTCGTAAAGGCTAACCAGGGAATAAATGAAGATTTCTTGGCATTGAATCCGGCTGATGAAGCAAACGAGATTATACAAGTATTGGTACGTTAAACTTAAAAACACATTTAAATTATGGTAGATATAACAAAAATGGAAGCTAAGGATTTCAAGAAAGAACTTCCGAATATAGTACATTCTTTGGATGCTCTACGTGCTGGAGATAGTTCTCATAAACCCGTAGAAGTTACCTTTGAAGAGTTTGTAAAAGGAAAGTGGGGAATTACACAATCAGAACTCTTCGAAAAAATCGGTATAAATACTAGAGTTACTACTATGCAGAACTTATACTCTATGCCAGATCAGAGTGTAAGATGGGTTGTACCAGAGATTATCCGTGATGCCATTACCCTGGGCATGAGACAGGCACCTTTCTATCCTCAGATTATCACAGCTGATCAACCAATCAATGGACTATCAGCTATCATGCCGTTTATCAACATGAGTGATGCTGCACCGGCTAAGATAAATGAGGCTGAGACTATCCCATTGGGAGATATCAGTTATGGACAGAAGTCAGTAAGACTGTTCAAAATTGGTAAGGGCTTTAAACTCACTGATGAAGTTAAGAGTTATGTATCTCTTGACGTACTTGGTATATATCTCCGTGATTTCGGTATTCAGCTTGGTTATGCTATGGATAATCTTGCAATGGATGTAGCAATCAACGGTAACAAAGCCGATGGTTCAGAATCTGCTCCAGTAATTGGAGTATATGATACTGATAAGGGTATTGCTTATAAAGACTTGCTCCACATTTGGGTAAGAGCTTCTCGTATGGGCCGTAACTTTACTACCATGATCGGTGGTGAGGATCAGTCTATCGAATTACTTGATCTCCCAGAATTCAAGGATAAGAGTTACGGAACTACTCAGGCAACACTCAATGTTAAGTCTCCAGTCCCTAAGTCTGCAGATTTCTACATTCACCCGGGAACTCCAGATAATCAGTTGATGATGATTGATAAGTCTGCAGCTTTGATTAAGCTTACAGCTAAACAGCTTATGCTTGAATCTGAGAGAATAGTATCTAATCAGACAGAAGCTGTATATGCTACACTTACTACAGGATTCAGTAAGATGTATCAGGATGCCGTTCTTATGCTGGATTCAAGTAAGAAGTTCTCAGACAATGGATTCCCAGATTTCATGAACATAGATCCATATCTTCTGGTAAATCTGGAGTAATATCATAAGAGAGACTTCTAGATATTAGGTATAATCTTTTCATTTGATAAATTGAGACATTCATAACATTTTTTAGCCATTTGCCTATATCTAGAATCTCTCTATTATAGTATATAACTTAAATTCTTAATAAATATGACAAAGTCTAAGGTTTATAAAGTAACTACAGGAGATAAAGCCTATAGTTTCCATGATCAGTCCACAGGTATTACGGTATGCCGTGGTGAAGTAGTAGAACTTACACCAGTTCAATTCCGTACTCGTAGAATACAGTTGGCCATCAATTCTGGTCACTTGATTTTAGTAGAGAATAAATCCGATGTAGGTTCTAAGGATGATCCCGATAAGCTATTTAACAAGATGAAAGGCCAATTAAAGAATGGTCTTACTATTGCTAAAATAGCTAAGGGTTATACTCTTGAACAGGTAAAACAAGTAGCCAATCGCAATGGAGTATCATATGATGATAATGATACTGTAGAATCTATACTTGAGGTATTACTGGATAAGGATGATGAATAAATAATCTTATTTTTTTTATTGTATGGATCTAGATTTTGTATATAATACACTAGGTCTAAACGTTTCTTTTATAGTAGTTACCAAAACCCCACCCAAATCCATTTTTGAGTGGGATTTTGGTGATGATAAGGGTTATGTATATAATCAGAGATTACCTAATTATACCTATGAAAAACCTGGATTTTATCAAGTAACACTTACTGTAACTGATTCTTCTGGATTTAATAGTACTGTATGTAAGACTGTAATAGTAACCAATAAAGCAAAAACTCATTTAACTGGTAGCATATATGAATTGATAGATAACTATATACCTTCAGTTATTGGTGATAAAATTACCATTGAAGATAAAGCCATGTATATCAATAAATGGCAATTGTATATAGGTCCTCTAGTAAATCATGATACTCCCATTGAGGATTATAATGATGAATTATCTTATGAAGGACTAGAAAATCAATTAATTATGGAATTGGCTGCCTGGGATTTTTTGAATGTAAGGGTTATGAATATCCTAATAAAATCTAATGAGTATATTGGTAGTGTAATAAGTTCTACTACTGATTCAGAAGAGGATAATGCTGATTCTGCAAGAGGAGATAGGATTAAATCTATAACTACGGGTCCAACAGAAGTACAGTATTATGATAAATTAACCGAGAGTGGAAGTAGTCTATTCAAGGCTTTTACTGATGCTCTTAAACCTGGAGGTATCATAGATGAATTACGTAAGAACTTGTGTACTTTAGCTAACAGGTTGGATATATTCTTACCATTTTGTGAGAACTATCAACCAATATTACCTCCGAGAAACGTTAGATTAAAAAGACCTGGTCCTTTAGATGTACCAAATCCAAGAATACTACTTAATAAACATAGGAGGTAGTAACTATGACTAAGTTACCAAAAAAGTATGTATCTAATAAATCTTGGGATAGGTACAAGCTCATAATTCAGAACTTTTTGGATGATGATGCTGGTAGACAAACCATAACATGGGCTAAACATGTGAACCAAATACTTACTCATGGAGAGGACTATACTCCACATTATTATAACCTAACAATAGAAGCTTTATGTTATTATAATGCCTTTAGAAATTGGCCTATAAACAAGGCTTCAACTACTGGTCAGTTAGATGATGAGAATTTATCAATCATGATATCTCATAGGTATCTTTTAGATAATAATTATCTTAATGATGATGGGTATTGGGATTTTAATTGGGTGGAGGATAGATTTATCATCAATGGTATTACTTATATGCCCTGTGGAGATACTCAAGTATCTCAAGCAAAAGATCAAGCTTTAGTATTTTTATTGATTCTTAAAAGAGATAGAGATACAAAGATAACCTTTATAACTTAAACGTATTCAGATATGACAGGTGTTTATTTAAGATTTACTCCTGTAACCATAGATGGTAAAGTTTGGTATGATAGTAATCTTATAAAAGTAAATTCATCTAACGTTGGTTTACATTTAGAGATTAGTGATTCGAATAGTCATTATTTAGCTATACATCAAAGTTTATCTGGACAAAAATTTACTTCTATATTCCAAGATTATTTTGGAGTATTATTCGATAGAGTAATTACTCAGGTTATTGGAGTTGGTCAGATTATCAAAATTCGTATAGATGTTCTTCCAGATTATGGAATCATAATGGGAGACATAATAGATGCTGGTGATCCGGATCCAGAACATCCTGAGGATGTACATAATGGTTTTGCTAGCCAGGATGGTATATACTTCAGATGTGGTAACAGTGAAATTTTTTGTTTTAAAGATTAAAATCCTCATTTTATGTATGTAAGTAAGTATTATTCAAGTGGAGAAGAAATAGATGAGAGACTTAAACAAGGTTATTACAATGATTTTGTGGAAGCCGGGTTTGAAGGAACTTTCAGAGATTTTCTAACTTTTGTACTCTCCCTATCTAATAAGGTAGATAAAGAGCCAGGTAAAGGTTTATCAGAAAATGACTTTACTGATGAACTTAAACTTAAGCTAGAGGAGTGTACTAATCATATTATAACTAAGGTATCTCAATTAGAGAATGACTTAGAATTTCAAACTAAGGAAGATGTAGAAAAGGCAATAAATGATTTGATAGATGGTTCAGGAGAAGCGTTGGATACTCTTAAAGAGTTAGCCGATGCTCTTAACAATGATCCCAATTTTGCTACAACTATCCTTAATAAAATAACCGATTTATCTAATGCTCTTAATACAGAGATAGGTAGAGCTACTGCTGCTGAAAACAGTATTAGACAAGAACTTGATAGTTTCAATACTAATCTACTAGCTAAGATAGCCGAAGTATCAAACAAAGCCGATAGTATCAAATCAGAATTGATGAATAGTATTGGTACTTTGCAAGATGATATTTCGGGTATTGAATCAGATCTTGGTAAGGTTAAACTTTCTATAGAAAGTAAAGCCAGTGAACTTAAGGATTATGCCAATTCTCTTGTAGAAGTAGAGGAGAGTAGAGCTACAAATGCCGAGAAATCACTAAATGATAAGATAGAGGATTTAGCTAGAACTCAGATATCGGATAAATCAGAATTAGCTTCTAAAATACAGGAAGCTAAGACTTATGCAGATACTAAAGCTGGAGAAATAAATAATGCTTTAACCCAGGAAATACAGAATCGTAAGGATGCTGATAATACTTTAGATAGCCGTATTACTGATGAAATTTCTGAAGTAAACTCTAATATCACTAAAGTAGATGAAAGAGTAACTCAGGAAATCAATGACAGAACTCAATCTGATGCTCTTTTACAAAAGGATTTAGAAGCCGAAGCTAAAGCCCGGGAGAATGCAGATACTTCCATACAGCATACTATATCAGATTTATCTGGCAGTGTTGATGCTAAATTCCAACAGTATGATGAGAATTTACAATCTAAAGTAGATACTATCAATAGTTCATTAGATGGTAAGGTAGATAAAGAATCTGGTAAAGGCTTATCAGAAAATGACTTTACCGATGAATTGTTAGATAAACTAAATAGCATAGATGAGGGAGCTAAGTTATTAACTCTGGTATCTCAATTAGAGAATGATGCTAATTATCAGAATGAGGAACAAGTAAATGCTGCAATAGAAAAGATCATTGGTTCTGCTCCTGAAGTATTAGATACTCTCGAAGAGATATCAAGGGCACTTGGTGATGATCCTAATTTTGCTGCTACCATTACTAAAAGATTAGCCGCTATAACTGAACAATTAAATACTGAAGTTGAAGCCAGAGAATCATTGGGTTCTAAGGTAGATACAGCTGATGCTCAGTTACAAACTAACATAGATAACGAAAAATCTGCTAGAGAGACGGCAGATAAAGAATTGGATAGTAAAATCTCTAATGAAATAAGTTCTCTTAGAGATTCTTTAACGGGTATTATTAATAATCTTAATACTACTCTTAGCAATGCAGATAAAGCATTAAGCGACAGAATAGATGCTCAGAGGGATTTGATAAATACTAATACTGCCAATATTCAACGTAATCTTGAACTTATTCAGGGATTACAGAGTAGAGTAGATACCCTTAAAGAGACTCTGGATAGTTTAGTTGATAGTTCTAATAATTTAGAGGAAAGAGTAGTAGCTTTGGAAAATACCACAGCTACACTTAGACAAGATCTTGATACAGAAGTTGAAGCTAGAGAGGAATTACAATCTAGATTTAATGATAAGGTAACCGGTATTGAAGGTCAGTTAAATGATATAGATACTGCCTTAGCAAAAGAGATTCAAGATCGTAAAGATGCAGATGCCAATATGGAATTGGATTTGGGATCTAAAATAGATAACAATACAAGTTCTATTGAGGCTATACAGAAAGATTTATCGAAGGTTAAAACCGATTTATATGGTTCATTAACTATACAATTCGTAATTTAATTCATTAACTTTAAAAACAAATTTTATGGCACTTATTAATTTTATTGTAGGTAAAAAAGCCTCTTATGTACAAGAAACCTATCCGTATGGTGTATACTTTGCTACTGATACCAAAGAGATTATCTTCCAGGGTATATCTTACGGTATGTCTACATCTTTTAAAGCCGTTAAGAGTGTAGATATCAGTGGTACTACTATGACCATTGCTTATACGGATGGTACTCAGAGTACTACTATTACACTTAACAAGTCAATGGTTGGACTTGGTAATGTAGATAATACTTCTGATGCTAACAAACCAGTATCTACTGCTCAGCAGCAGGCAATAAATGCTGTAAAAACTACAGTAGATGGGTATACCATCAATGGTAAGAAGATCAGTTCTAATCCGAGTATAACTAAGACCGACATTAGCCTGGGTAATGTAACCAATGATGCACAGGTTAAGCGTAGCGAAATGGGAGTTGCTAATGGTGTTGCTACATTGGATGAACGTGGCAAAATTCCAGTATCTCAGCTCGATGGTCAGATGGCTAGAGTATTCGGTATTGAGAAAGCTGTAGCTAGCAGTACTAACTTGCCATCATCTGGTGTATCAGAAGGTGATCGTTACTATGTAATAGATACCAAGAAGATCTACGAAAGACTATCAAGTGGTTGGGATGAAGGTACTGATCCTAAAGAAGATACCATCTATAACTTCCGTCTTACGGATGCTACGGGCAGTACTTCAAGAACTAACATTCTATACCGTTGGGATGGTAAGGCCTTAGTAGAGATATCAGCTAGTATAGCTCTTGGTGAAACCCATGGTACTGCTTATGAGGGATCTAAGGGTAAACAAAATGCTACTGACATAGCTTCACTCAAGAAGAAAGTATCAGCTATTGAGGGTCTCAATATTGATGCTACTTATGCTAAGAAGAGTGATGCTCTTGGTACTAACATTACTTGGGCTGCCGGTACAAGTAATGGTACTTTGACTTTCCACACACTTTCAGGTTCAAATAAAGTTGTAACGCTATCATTAGCTTCTACTGCAGCTGCAGGTCTTATGTCTAAGGGTGATAAGACTAAGCTTGAGAGTTTGAGTAACTATTCTCTACCTTTGGCTGCATCAGGTGTTCGAGGAGGTATTCAAATTGGATATAGTGAAAGCGGTAAGAACTATGCCGTTAAACTCGACAGTGAAAAAGCTTACGTTTCTGTACCTTGGACTGACCAGAATGTTCTTCAGAATGCTGTAAATGTTACTAACGGTGAATATAACGTATTGTTGGCCGGTACTGCTGGTAATACAGACCAGGAAACTAAGGGAGTACAGAAAGGTAATGGTATTACTTTCAACCCGTCTACAAAAACTCTTACAGCTGCTACCTTTAAGGGTAATCTTAAGGGTAATGCTAATACTGCAACATCAGCTACCAAAGCTACTCAGGATGCAAGTGGTAATGTGATCACTACTACTTATGCTAAGCAGAATGATCTCAACTCGCTTCAGACTAGAGTTGCAGCTTTGGAGACTGCTCTAACTTTAATTGAAGTATAATATGGCTTTGTTAAAATTCTTTGAGGGGAAGGAGGGCTCTTATAGCCCTCCTTCCCATTCTGGAGGTTTATATTTTGCTAAGGATACAGGTGTAATCCTCTTTAAGGGTATAATATATGGTGGTCAACCAGATTTATCTGGGTATGCCACTAAATCGGATATAAGTAGTTTACAGAGTAAATTAAATGAGAAAGCTGATGCTGATCATACTCATAGTAAATCTGATATAACTGATTTAGGTTTGGCTAGTACTTCACAGGATGGATTGATGTCTAAAAATGATAAAGCCAATCTTGATGAAGTTGCTACTGATAAAGCCAAGATAGTAAAGCATGTATTCTTTAACAAGTCTATTTCTAATTCTCTCACTTCTCCTGGTACTACTTTACATGATATAAATATTGAAGATAATAAGTTTGGATTGTTCTTTAACGGTCCACTAGTAGCTCAACATACTACTTTCAGAGATCCTATAAATACATCATCTCCAGATGTTCAAATGATAAAGGTAAGTATGCCTCAAGCATCAGCTTCTACTAATGGATTCATGACATCTATCCAGGCTTCGCAGTTAAGTAGTTTATATACATCTCATGGAGGAAAAACTTATTTACCATTAAGTGGAGGAACTGTTACAGATAATCTTACAGTAAATGGTAAGACAACCCTAAAAGGTTTAGTTATACCCGTTGATTATTATGCTAAGTATGAAAGTTGGCTGGCAGAGAGCTATATAAATGATTTTGGAGGTCAAGCAGAGTGTTCTTTCCAAGTTTATACTAATAATGGAGATTGGAGATTTGTAAGACAGACCAAAGCAAAAGTAGATACTGCAGATGGTACTGGAGATTATGCTTTTATAGTTTGTCAGGCCAATAAGAATATGCAGTTGGGTAATCAAAGGACTATCATAAATTATTCTGATGGTTCTATTACAACACCAAAAGTTACTCAAACTTCTGATGAGAGATTAAAAGAGAATATAAATCCTATTACTGAGGATCTGAATAAACTTACCAATATTGAGTTTAAAGAGTTTAACTATAAGAAAGACAAAAATAAGGTTAAGTCTTATGGAGTAATAGCTCAAGATTTGGAGAAGGCAGGACTTAATAACTTAGTTGTAGAAGATGATAAAGGGTATAAATCAGTTGATTATACCTCTTTATTAGTATTAGAGATACAGAGATTAAGAAAAGAGATTGATACTTTAAAGAGCAAGTTTATATAAGCTCAATAAATTCCTTAAACTGTATAGTGATTTCCTCCGGAGAGGTTATTAAAATTTTAGGCCATGTCTGTTTATGTATCTCCAGCAGGATTGGCCACTACAGCTTTAACGGCCAATCAGATATCAATCACGGCTTCATTTAGTGAAAGATTATGTCGTAATTTAGGTATTTGTTGTGGGTCTAATTTACCTATAACCATTGATTATACTTACGGTCAACCTACATTAGTTGGTAGTACAGTATTTGTACCAGTTACTGCTACTATAAGCTTTTCTAATATGGGTAATAATAGCCCAAAGTATACAGAGAATTTTGATGTATCCTTCCAAGGTCAAACAGCCGTACCTAGTTCAGTTAACATTAATTCAGTTGGTAGAATTATTCATGTAAATGGTAGATGCCTATTGATTAATGATTCTTTGACTATCGCTCTTGTATCAGCATAGTTTCCCTTAATAAAAGCCAGTAATTACTAATTACTGGCTTTCTATATTTTTATATAACCTAAACTTAATAAATACAATCATGACTTTTAAAGATATTAAAGAAGGTGGCTCTGTATATATTTTAGATAAGAGCCAAATAGATCAAGATAAGTTAACACTTTTTCCATTAAAAGTAGAAAGTAGTACCGATCCACATTATGATTCTAGTATACCTGGAATTACAGATAGAGTGGTGGATTTAAGATTAAGTATACCTAATCACAATCCAAATTTAAGATATACCTTTAGTGAAAAGGATTCCTCATATGCTATGGATAATATAGTTATATGTGTAAGTAAGGAAGTTGCTCTAAAAGAATTGGAAACCTTTAGAGATAAATCTCAGGGTGAGTTAGATAGAGAACCTTACAATAAGAAGGTAGTTCATTTATGCGATGAATTATTGGCAGAACATAATCCCGTTATAAAACAGAAAAGAGAGACCGAAAGTAGGTTTAAACAAATCGAAAGTAATGTTGGAGAATTAAAGAGTGATATGGGAGAATTAAAGGATATGATATCTCAATTACTTAAAAAGGTATAGCTATGAGTAAGATTATTATTTTTAAAAGTAAAACCCCTAATCGGAGTGAAGATCAGGATTTACCCGATAAAACTAAAGTGAACTATGAATGTGATGAACACCCAATCAAGGTAGTTCACCAGGATATAGTGGTTAAAGATAATGAAAGTGCCTTTGATAAATACTTTAAGAGAGTAGGTGGTAAGTTTAATTTAGAACTATCCGAATATGCCAGTGGCCTATTACAAAATAAAAATGGTACTTCTCATATTTGGTCACCGAATCAGATCAATGATAACTTACATAGTTTAAGTATTGATATACCTGATTATTTATCTTTGGGCGATATCACATATTTAGCTAATTGGACATACTCAAAATTTTACCCAGATTTTGTACATTCAGATTTATCATGTATGAATTTTATAGGTCTATGGATTAAAAGTAAAATCCTATATCAAGGACTTATATTAAAAACTTGGTCTAAGTTTATGGATAGAGAATATCATGATGAATTTATATCTATAAATTGGGAAGAGTTCTAGAAATTAAAATAAATTACACTATATGGCAAGTAATAAAGTACCTAATATAGACTTAAGAGGTTTAGGTGAAATAAGGATATATGTTAACCAAACTAAACAGAAGTTAGCAGTAAATCTTTTAAATAATGTACCGAAATTATTAGTTCAAGGGTATAGTATAGGTGCTAATAGATTTGCTGATAGACTGTATAGGATAGTACAAAGATGTTTAAAAAAGGGAACACCTCCAAATGGAGTAAGTTGGAAACCTCATGCTCAATCTACGGTTAAAACTTTAGGACCTCATCCAATATTTTACCTATCTGGATTTTATGCTAGATACGTTAAAGTTGATACTCGTAAAAATGGTATAGTATATGTTGGATTACCACAAGGTTTAAGAAGACCATCAGGTTTAAAGGGGTCAAGTAGAAAAACTATGGCTCAAATAGCTAGGATGTTAGAGTATGGTTCTGGTGATGGTGATTTACCGGCTAGACCATTATGGAGACCAGCCTATGAACAAGCTGGAGGTAAAGAAAAACTCAAAAAGGAGGTAGTTAAGGGTTTAAGAGAATCTATTAACCGATATACTCAATTCTATGGATCTATAGTTTATAGTATGAGTATGGGAGATAAAACTAAATTAACAATTAAATAATATGGTAAACTCAGAGGAAATAGTTGAAAGAACTTTTTATGCCAGTTTACTTAGTACTGCTATAAATATGGGGTTAACCTTAAATCCCGACGATTATTTACCAATATCCCAGGAGAATGAATCTCGTTATGAACAAGATAAAAGTAGTATTAAAAACTTTGTAAGTATCTTTGGAGTTGGAAATAATCAAACTAGAGGAGCTAAAATATGCCCAAGAATAACCCTAGATTTGCAAGCATACTACCCGGGTATGATTGGTATGGAAAAATATGCCATAGAAGATAATGCCAATGGTAACTTTAATAGAGTAGAGCATCCTTTTGAAACTAAGGACATTTCTATAGATGTTCATCTGGTAGCTAACAATATGCCAGAATTAAGGTTATTACATAATATCATGTATTTATCATTACCTGCTAGAGGTTATCTGGTACCTTATATTGGAGATTTTAAGGATTGGGTAAATAAAAAATTACAACCTACTGGTAATATATATGTAGAGATTGGTAATTATTATGATTATAATGATAAAGAACATGGCATATTAGAGAAAGTATATAGTTACACATGTAATGACAGTATCATAGATTATTCTAATATTACCGATGAAGATATAAAACCTATCAATGATATAATTACCTTAATAGGAGCTTATGGTAAAGAAGAAACTGATATGACTATATTACATATTCAACAATAATACAATACTACGTGATTTTTAATAAATGGATAACTAAATATTCAAAGATATGTCAAATTCACCTTATGTTAAATTTACTTTCGAGAACAATAATGTTCAAGAGAGTACTCCATTAAATGGAGTTTCTTGTATTATAACAAGAACTACTAAAGGTCCGTTTAATGACCCCTCGGAGATAATCACTTCATGGCCACAGTTCCAAAGGATATATGGTGATGAAGTTATGCCAGATGGTACTATTTCAAACGTTAAGAAAGCTTTGGCTTTAGGTTCTAAATTACGAGTAGTAAGAGTATGTGCCAGTGAAACTATACAGCCAGGAAAATTCTCAGATCCAGGTGCTGGTGTATTGATGGCTGATGAATATGAGACTGAACTTGCAAGTGCTGCAGGTCAGCCAACATTTACTCTTCTAACCTTTGGTGAATTAGGTACTCTAAAGCTTGGAGTAAAGATCAACGGACAGAAAGATGATACCTATACGGTAACATTTAAAAAGAGAGAATCCTCGGGTATAGTAAACTATACTTACTCAATTAAGGATAGCTCAAATACAGAAGTAGAAAGTGGAAATATCTTCTCTTATCAGAATTCTACTGAAGTTAACCCTACTACTGTAGATTATCAGATGTTGTATGACTTTATAAGCAATACATCATACTTCCAGCCTGTAGATAGTAAGGGTAATCTTGATGAAGTAAGCTTTGATAAGCTCATAGATTCTATAAAGAAATATGATCAGTCAACCAATAAGCTTACAGTAACTGATTGGAATAGTGGTAATGAGAAGGTACAAGTTATACAGCCTAACTACGAAGAACTGCCAAATGCAGAATACCCGGGATCAGTAGATGATTGGGTTAATGCTTTCGATACTATCAAGGATTATGTTGATGTATACCAGATAACTTGTTCATCCTTGTACAATCGAGTATTTGATGAAGATGAAGAGACCAACAAGGAGTATCAACTCAACATACATACTAAGATTGCCGAAGAAATAAAGAGTTTGCAGGAATTCACCTATTATATAGAGATACCTAAGACTTTAACTAAAATTGCTGACATGGTAGCTTGGCAAAATGAAGTTATGAATACTATAGGTAACTCTAAGTATATTGCATATTTCGGAGGTGGTATAAAGTACTATAATGAATCTGGAAGACTTCAGAGTTGTGATGTAATTGGTACTATACTTGGTCTTGGTGATTCTTCGGCTAGTAACTATGGTCCATGGAAGTCATTCGCTGGAGCTAATAGAGGAATTATAACCGATGCTAAAGGTCCAGTATGTCCTAACTATGGATCACCCTCTAGGTACTATGATCTAAACGAACTGGCCCATAATTATATCAACATGATCGTAATTAAGGACACCAGTTCAATGGGTAAGCAGACTATGCTTTGGCATCTATTCACTTCTCAGGTTAAACAGGATTCTGAAAGATTCTTGTCTATAGTTAGACTTAACTTGTATCTTAAGAAAACTCTTAGACCTATACTTGAGAAGTACATAGAGGAACCTAACATATGGGATACATGGAAGTCTATATACTTAGAGGTAAAACCGAAGCTTGATAGTTTGGTAGACCAGAATGCTATGTCAGAGTATACCTGGATGGGTGATCAATATGCAACTGACTACTCTAATCTTGAAGTAAACAATGAAGCTGATGTAAGGCAGGGTAAATACAAGGCTATACTTAAGTATAAAGATGTAGTGCCTATGCAAGAAATATCTATAGTTATTACTATAGATGCAGCTTCAAGTACTGTATCTATAGATTCAACTGATAACACTTAAAATGTTTTATATATGGGAGCAAAAGTAAAAAACCCGAGAAAGAAATTCCTATTTAGTGTTTCTTTCCCAAAACACCCTATAAATCCGTACCTGTGTCAGAAGGTTACTCTACCTGATATAGAGATAGACCAGGTAACTCATGGAGATATAAATCGAGATGTAAAAACTGCTGGTAGAGTTACAGTAGGTAACTTAGTAATAGAAAAACTTCTTACTACAGCAGGTTCAGATACTTGGGTATGGGATTGGTTAAATTCTTGCCAAGATATGATACTTGGTGGAGGACTAGTTCCAGAAGATTATTGGGAAGTAGTAGAGGTAAATGATCTTGCCGAAGATGGAGTAACCATATTAAATACTCATCACTATGAAGAGGTATGGCCTACTAAGATAACCGGTATGGACTTCGATAGAACTGCTTCAGAGAATACTATAGAGAATATAGAATTTTCTGTAGGAACAGCAGACCGATACTAATACTTAATTGTTTTTATTAAGGATTTAGGTGGATGGGAGGTGGGACCATAATTTACTTTGGTTTCACCTCTTTTCTATGTAAATCCTTAGACTATTATACAATACAAATATTCATTCACTTAAAACTTTAAAAACAATGGACATTCAACTTAGAACTTTAGATTTAGTAGCTCCTTCTGGTTATAAGTATACCATAAGGGAACAAAATGGTGCCGATGAAGACATTTTATCTAACCCGGTAGACAGTAAGGATTTAACTAATTTGGCTAAATTTATAGCTGCTATAGTAGTATCAACAGACTTTACTGAATCTGGTAAATTAACCGTAGAACAATCAAGATCTATCCCTGCTTTGGATAGAAACTATATCCTTATTAAAAATAGGATGTTTTCTATGGGTGATACCGTAGAATTCGATTATACCTTCAATGATGGTACAAGTTATACCTTTGAACAGGATCTCAATGAGTTAATATTTGAAGATTATAGTAAATATCCTTCTGATGAAGAACTAAATAGTAAGCCATTTGCTTTACCACATTATCCCGAAGGTTACGATAGTGAAGGCCATATAAAAACTAAGGATATAGAGTTCTCCCTTTCTTCCGGTAAACTCTTAACCATAGACTTACTTAATGGTGAAAGTGAAAGGTATATTATAAATCTGCCTGAATCTAAGAGAACTCGTAATGCCGAACTTATAGCCAAGAACCTTAAGTTAAACGTAAATGGTAAATATGAGAGGGTAACCAATTTCTCATGTTTCTCAGTAAAAGATATGAAAGAGATAAGAGATTTTGTATCGGCTATAGATCCGGTATTTACTTCAAATATAGAAGTAGAGAATCCCAATAACCCATCAGAAAAGGGCATAGTTGGAATCATGGGTGTTCCTAGTTTTTTTTGCCTATCCGATTAAATCCTTCAGCTCAATATATAACACTAGTAAGGGGTGAGATAAAATTAGATTATCTCACCTTTTTAGTACTTCCTTACAGAGTAAGGAAGTACTTTTTGGATGAAGCAGAGGCCTATATCGGAGCTCTAAAAGATTTAAAGAAAAAATTTAATACCTCTAATAATCATGTTTAATCCTGGATCAAGTTTAGTAGATATTGGTGTAGCCATTACTCTACAAAATAGATTTTCTACTCAAGCTGGTATTATATCTAGAGACTTCCGTCAATTGATGAGTGAAGTTAATACTTATAAACAAGCCATAAACTCTAGCAGCGGAATTCTTACATCCGCTGCTTTATCTGTTGTTGGAGGTATGGCTGATGCTTATAAGTATTCAGCTGGAGTACAGAATGAAGTATGGATGGCTTCTAAAATAGCTGGAGCCACTAATAATCAACAAAGAGAATTATTACAGTTAGCTAAAGATGTCAATGAGATAACACCTTTAACTTCAGCTGATATTGCATCCGCAGAAAGATTCTTAGCGATGGCTGGTAATAAAACAGAAGCCATAAAAGCTATGATCCCTACCATTGCTAAATTGGGTACTATACTTGGTACACCAGTAGGAGGTAAAGGTGGAGTAGCAGACTTGATGACTAATATCATGTCTACCTTCTCTATACCTATGAATCAGGTAAAACAAGTTGGAGATGATATTTATACAGCTGTAACCAATGCTAATATGTCATTGCCGGATTTGGCTGAATCCATTAAGTATGCAGCTGGAGATGCTGCAAATGCTGGTATATCTCTTAGAGAGATGGCTGCAGCTATTGGTGTTATGGGTAACTCTGGTATGCAGGGTTCAATGGCTGGTGTTGCTTTAGGTAATATGATAAGATATCTGTCACTATCTGCTTCAGAAGCTAGGAAAAAAGGTTATATGGGTTTAAGAGCTTTAGGACTTGACCAAAAAGACTTCTTCGATGCTCAGGGTAGACTTAAAGATTTACAAACCATATTCCAAACTCTTAATAAAGCTTTTGAAGGTGTAACCGATAAGGATAAGATAATATTATGGGATGAGATATTCCAAGTTCGAGGTTCTAGATCAGTAGCTACCATGTTAAGGGATATGGCTAATAGCAATGCTTATGCTAGAATAATGGGTACTTATGATAAAAACTCGGGTATAGTAGATACTACCGTAAGTGAATTTAATGAAACTCCTAAGGGTAGATTATCCATGTTAGAGTCTAGTATAGAGAACTTTAAAGTTAGTCTTGGAGAAGTACTTACGGTATTTACCCCTTTAGTACAAGGGTTAACTAAAATAGTAGATACTGTACAGGACTTTATACAAACTCCAGTAGGTAAAAAGACCGTAGAATTTTTAGGTATAGTATCAGCTTTAGGATTAGTAGTAAATGGCATAAAGATGGTAGTGATGAACGTAAAGATGATAAGTCTTGGGTTCAAAACTGCTGCTGGTGGTACTACTGCATTAAAAGCAGGAGTAACCTCTGTAAATGCTGCTTTAACTTCTACAGAAGCTAAGTTAAGTAATATAACTAGATTAATGGGTATACTTGTTGGACTTAATTCAGGTTTAATAACTAAAATGGGAATTAATCCTGCTACTGGTGCTCTATATGTTCAGAGAAAAGGTAAAAATGGTAAATCCATTATGTCTGGGTTAGATAACACACTATCGGCATTAATACTTGGTAAAGCCATGACTGGTACTACTTCTACAGCTGGAGCTACAGCTGCAACTAAAGCAGCTACAGCTGTAGGTAAGGGTGCAGCAGTTGCTGCTACTACTAAGGCAGCAACTAAACTTGGTGGTTCATTACTTGGTAAAATTACCGGTATAGGAGCTATACTTGGTAGATTCTTACCTGGTTGGGGTTGGGGAATAGCCACCATAGTTACATTTATGCCAGAAATCATAGATCTATTATCTAGTATATCAGGTAATACCGCTGTTAATAGAGATCTATCTGTAACCAGAGATATGAGAGATTACATAGTAATAGACCCCTTTAAAAACAATTATAATCCTTATTTCATACCTAATCATTTAAGCGATGAAGCTGTTGTAGCTGCAGCTAAGGGTATGACAGATAGAGTAACTCGTGTAGCTTTAACTATAAATGGTAGAGATGTTGGTACTATTACCGATGGATCTACCTATGATTTGAATCAAATTGGTATCTTATATTAAAACTTAATACTATGGCAACAATAATAGGTCAGATAACTAGAAGAGGAACTAACTCTTTAGTATCTTTAGGTATATCGGCTATACAGTCTAATAGAGATCTTACTGAATGGAGAGCTAAGATTATTAGAGATAGGTTTGTAAGGAATGGTTTAAAACCAAAAGCCGAACCATCAATAGATGATATAGTAAATCCTAATAGAATACCACACCTTGCTATTGTTGGATCTTCTACTAGGTCATATCTATCTCCTATAAGTACTGAGTTTACCTTAATAAATGAGGCTAATAGATTAGGAGCTGATAGGTCACACATGACTATAGCTGGAGCCTATCATTCTATGTATAGACCTTTAAATAGGTTGGACGATTATAGATATGTGGATGTAAGCAAGGATAATTATGATCACAGTAAAGTACCATTGTGGCAATCATATAAGCTTAATAATAGAAAAGATGTAGGAGTTTATATTATAAATCGTACAGTATCACCTTATCAGGTATTAAAAATACAGAATAGACCAAGCCAATTAGAGGTACAACCAGATACATCTTGGGCAGTAGTAAAATCCATGGGAAGGAATAACCCATTCTATCAATATACTGGTTCTGAAGATACCATATCATTTGATGTATCATGGTACTGCAATGATCCAAATAATAGAGATGAAGTGTTATTAAAATGCAGGTTATTGGAATCTTGGAGTAAGTCAAATGGTTATTTATCTAGTCCTCCAATATTGGAATTGTTATTTGGTAATAACTCAGATAAGGATATATTTAAGGGATATAAGTTTATCCTATATTCCGCTTCATATACTTTAAAGGATATGTCAGTAAATATAAAGAGTAATCACCAGGGTAATATGCTTATTGGAGATAATATATATCCTATGACAGCCGTACAATCTTTAGTATTTAAACGAGTTAATAACGTTAATACTACCTATGAACAAATTATATCCTCTGATGGTGTAAGTAGATTGAAATTAAATAACCAAAACATACAATGATATGATACTAAATTCAGATAACTTTATAGACAGTCCATTTTCTGATTATATACAAGTATCAATTCCAGAGGGTAACATTACTATGAAAGAGTATGCTCCCATTAATTGGGATGAAGATAATAATTATAAATTACATACTCTTATGGAAGGAGAAACCCTACAAGGATTGGCTGCATTTTACTATGGTGATTCAGGTAAATGGTACTATATAGCAGATTTAAATAAGATACTAAATCCCTTTGATGAATTACAACCTGGGATGATATTAAAAATACCTAATGTTTGATATTATGGCTAACGTTAAATCTAAAAAACCAGAAAAACCCACATTATATGTAGGAACTGGTACACCCTATATAGCTTTATTCGATGAATCATCACAACCTATATTAAACCCATTAACTAATTTGCCTCTTGGTCTGTACATGAATTCTTTCAGATATACTTTTCAAGAGGCAAACTCAAGAAGTTCTGGAGGATTTAGAAAAAATACTAATCCCGGGAATGAAGGTAAATTAATATTTATGAGTGATGATCCAGATACCATAGATATATCGGGATTACAGAAAAATGCTAAAATACTTATTCAATATGGATATATATTTCCTGATGGTTCATTTTTAACTAGTCCTATTATATCTACTGTAATACGTCAGATAGATGCTGTATTTGATAACAATGGAGTAACTATTACTGTTACTACTAAAGATAAATCTGACTTAATGAAATATAAGAAACCATACTCTCCATTATCAGATAAGGATACTTTTTTGAAGTGGCTTAAGAATGGTTGTGGTTATAATGTAGGTGTAATTATTAAAAAGTTTTGATATGTTAAATCCCGAATTAGCTAATCATCCAGTATTCCAAAGTGTACAAGCTTCTGAACCTATAATTGATAACACTCTAGGAACTATACTGTTTAGTAATGGATTGGATGATACTCCAGATATAGATCAATTACCAGATGATCTTAGAGCAATGCTAAATACATCAAATGGAGTATCAGGTAATAACGTATATTCTCAGTTAAACAACGTATTTAAGAATGTACCTGGAGGTCCATGGTACATAGATTCTATCCAGGGTATAATCTATGTACATAACAGAGATTTTGAGGATACATCAAAAGTACCGGATTATACTTATAAGGATGAGAATGGAGAATTTATAAGGGCTTCTTTTAGTTTACAGACTAAGTATACCGGAGGTACTTCAGGTAGTCCCGTTATGAGAGTAAACCGTATAAATACCAATGATCCATATAATGATAAAGTAAGTTCAGCTTACAATCGTCTTATGGAAAATTTGGATAATCAGATTAAAGATTTATCTCCGAATAGTAAGTATGAATTAAAGATTAAAGATTATGCTCCAAGAGATGCTACCAGAGTATCTCTTATATATGGTAGTAAATCTCCAAATGGTCCAACCGAAAAATATATTGGTAAAAAGAATAATGAAAGTCGTGTTAAAGCTTTAAAGAAAGAGTTTAAAGTTAGAGATGACGTAAGTAAAGGTAATGTATCCAACAGCCTAGATGTAAATGCTTTGTCACCGGGAGCAGTAAACGATATTGTAGAAGAGTATACTAAAAAACATCCCTATGAAGCTATATCATTTCTTAGAGATTATACTAAGGTATATTATGAGGGTGGAGATATGGATGCTTTTAAAAAGAAATACTCTAGGTTATTCGACTCTAAGTATAATGTAACTAGGTTAAAGGGTAAACCCTTTAATAGAGGTAAGACTTCTAAAGTTGTCAGGACTAAACCTGTAAAATCTGGAGGTGATCCTTTAGATCCTAACAGTTATTTATACCCGGGAGAAGTATTAATATCTTCTAAACCTATATCTGTTACTAAAAGAACTCGTACAGGTAATATGACTAGTCCTTCAGCTTTAACTCCCGTATCATATCCATTATCTTATACTGAAAAACGATTGAGAGTAGAAGCTTATACTACCGAAGGAACTAATCAGGGTCAGGTTAGTCTTGGAGAAGTTATGATGAGATCGGCTGATTCATCTCCAGATCTTCAGATATTAAAAGAGAATTACGAATTAAAACAATTATATTCTGGGTTAAGCAATAGGTTAGGAGCTTTAGAGAATGCTCTAAAGAAACAAGTAGAACTAGAACAAACTTGTGAATTAACTGTTGTAGGAAAACCTGGTCTTACTAATTACAAGTATATTAATATCTATAATGTGGGAAAGAAATGGTCAGGTAAATGGTATATCCGAGATTGTACACATAGCATAGATAGTAATGGTTATTTAACAATATTAAATTTAGTAAAGAGGTAATAATATGGGCGGATTTAGTATACTCTCAGAGGAAGGATTAGAAACTTTTGGTAGATATTATTCTTTTTATATTTGTAAAGTACTAGATAATAACGATCCCCAAAACATAGGTAGGTTACAGTTGATAAATTACCAGATAAATGAGGGATATGCCTTTTGGGCTTATGCTAAATCCCATTATGGTTCTAAGGGATTTGGTTCAAGAAAACCTATACCTAAAAAGGGAGATCTAGTAATAGCTGAATTTCAACAAGGAGATGTTGGAGCTCCAGTATGGGATTATATAGGTTGGTTAGATCCCCATTATGTACCAGAGGATTTCAAGGATGTAAATGTATTTGGTATAGTAACTAAGAATGGCCATAAATTCCTTATTAATGATGATACAGGAGAAGTTAGGATATATACCAAAGGTCCAATATCTATAGATTGTGAAGATACTATCACATTCAATCAGGGTAATAACCAGGGTTTAGTAAAAATTCAAGAGTTAACCGATAAACTTAATAATCTAGTAAGTGAAGTAGAAACTTTAAGAAACACCTTTAATACTCATACACACTCAGGTGTAAGTACTGGTCCTGGTATTAGTGGAATTACTAATAGAATAGTTAGTAAGCCTATTACCAAATTTAATAAATCTGATTATGAAAACTCAAAAATAAAGCAATGATGGACAACAATATAAATGATACTCTAATAGGTAAGGGTGTTCTATTTCCAATAGTTATAACTAAAAACCCTAAGAATCCTAATATAAGTGGTTGGTATCCAGTTTCTGGGGATCCACAGTTAATAAAACATAACTTAAGATCTCTATTTGAACATCAGCTATATCAGAGATTTAGGCAAGAATATTATGGTTCTAGGTTATGGGAAACATTGGAAGAACCCTCGATACCACTGTTATTATATATAACAAATCAGTTTATACGTGAATCCATAGAGGAATGGGAACCACGTATAAAATTCGATGATGTAGAGGGATATCTTAAAGGGGATAAGATATTCTTAAATGTTAAATACACTATAGATCAAAGTTCAGATCAACAATCATTAGAGATTTATTTTGACAATATAAATAATCATTAAACTTATTATACTATGGCACTAAGTAATAAATGGCTAACTCCATTAGAGAGATCCTTTAGTGATATAAAGCAAAAGCTATTGGATAAGTTAAAAACAATAAAGGATCCCAATAATCCCGATAAACCCCTGATAACCGATTTTTCAGAAGGAAATATATTGGTATTGATTATATCTATGTTTTCAGCTATTGCTGAAGTATTACACTTTTATATTGATAATCTTGGTAGAGAAACATTCTTGCTTACAGCTCGTAAGTATACTTCACTTTTAAAACATGCGGCATTAGTGGATTATTCACCAAGAGGTGCAACTGCAGCTTCAGCTGATCTGATACTTACGGGTATTACAGATAGTGATATAATAATTCCGGTTGGTAGTAAGTTTATAGATACTGCTTATGGATATATGTGGTATACTGATAGGGAATATAAGATATCTCAGGGTATAACCATGTCTAAGATATCGGTATTTCAGTTTGAGTATCAAACAGATAATTTGGGCTCATTACCAGATAATAATATTATTTCCATAGATTTAAACGGTGATACCTATTATGTAGAAGGCAGTATGGAATTGACCATAGGTTCAGAGAAATGGTCTCTAGTTAATTCCTTTGCTAACTCTGGTCCAAAGGATAATCACTTTAAAGTGGTTATCCAGGATAGTATACCTATTATTGTTTTTGGTGATGGCATATTTGGTAAAGTACCAACTGACCATAGTTCTGATGTAACCATAACTTATAAATTTACTCATGGAATTAAGAGTAACATAGGTTCTGGTTATATTACTAGTAGTAATAATACCCAAAGTGATGGAGAAGATTTACTTAAAGATTTTACAATAAACAACCCATTGCCTGCTAGCGGTGGTTCAGATTATGAGGATTTTGATACTCTAAAGAGACATATATCTCTAAGTGTAAATACTCGAGAAGTAGCTATAACCAAGCAGGATTTCAAAGATTTAGCAGAGATGTACCCTGGAGTACATCAAGCTAATATAGAATATATATGTGGTAGAAAACTTAACATCTACATAAGTGCAGTTACTTCGGATAAGGGTTACCCAATAGCTTCCGAGGGATTATGTCAAAATGTGAAGGAGTATATATCATTAAGATCTCCACTAACTACTTGGCTAGATGTAAAATCGGTAAATGTAGTATTTATAAATCTGGATATATCTGTTACGGGTAATAAGGGGTATAAGAGTAGTTTTATACGTAATCAAATTGTAGAAGTCCTGGGTAATGCTTATTCTCCCGTAAGTACCTTGATGGGTAATAGTGTACGTATATCAGATTTATATGCCCTCATAGATAACCTAGAATCAGTAGATTATCTACACATAAATGAATTCTATGTAACACCATGGCCAAAAGTAATCTATGGTACATCATTGGATATACTTAACTTTGATCTTAATAAAGTTAATACTCCAATGAACTACATCATAGAGATATTGTCATCTAATACTTATTATATTTATTCTGAAAGTGGAGGGTTCATTTCAGATAAGTTAAATATGAGTAATAACGTATTGATTCAAGATTTAAAGAATAACAATGAGTTCTATATCAATATTAATGGTAATTCTCAACGGATTGGGTATAAATACTCTATTTACTTGGGAACTATAAACTCTGATTATGAAGCTTCTAATTATAATGTGGCTTTATTCTATGAAGATAATCTTTCTTGTACTATAACTGAAACAGTATAACTATGGATATTAAGAATTTAATAGATTTATTACCTTACTACTTCAAATCTAATGATACCTATAAGGATTCAGAAGGTAGAGGTATATTAGAGAAATTCTTAAACATTTGTGGTACCTATTTTAGTGATGTAATAACACCTGAAATATCTAGTGTATTAGATAATCTAAATATAGAAACTACATCTAAATATTATTTAGGTTACTTGTGGAATATGCTAGGCAGCATTCCTTATGCGAATAGATATTTAATAGATACTGATAAATGGTTTAAATATTTTAATGGGTTTGATGACCCACAATTTTCATCGAAAGAATCAATATGGTTAAAGGATAATTTACCATTTGGTTTCTATACTAAAACCGATGATATAGATAAAAAACTTAGGGATATAATAAAGTACTCTATAACCTTATTAAAATGGAGAGGTACTGATAGATTCTTTAAAACCATGTTTTCTTTATATGATATATGGGATGAGAATTCTGGTGTAGAATTAATAGAAGATCCTACTAAGGCTTTAGATTATGACGGTTGGTATAAAGAGAATTACTCCTATAAAGGTGATTACAATCTAGATCCAGAAAAGATATTACCTCATGCTACCATATTTGATAGAGAATACAATTATACAGATAAGGATACTTATTTTGATAATACCTACCGTTGTACTCAATGTATAAAGGTAACTTTTAATATACCCATACCAGATGATGAATCCTTATCTAATTTTGATAGCTTAAATACTTTCAAACAATCAGTAACGAATTTTATAGATAAGTTTATACCTTACAATGTATGTTATGAAATAAAGTGGGTGGGTAATGATATAAACATAGAACATACCATAATGGTAAACTATGTTGGAGATTTAGATTATTTTAAATCTCCTTTTGAGTTACCCATTACTTCTGAGGGTATAGTAGAAGGAGAAAAACGTCAAGAACCCTATGTAGTATCTAGTAACGGTGGTATAACTTGGAGTAACCCAATAAACCCAGGAGATAGAGATTACGGAGTTTATTTAGTTAATGGGCCAGGAGAGTATCTGTTTAAAAATGTGTACAGTGATAATACTACTAACCCGATTAAGATAAATAGGTTAGTAAGTATTGATACTTATATCCTATACATAGAAGTAGAAGGGTATAGTAAGGAATTACCATTATACACAATGGATGATGAAGGCAACCCAATCAATTTTAAGGTAATAACTCATTCTAAAGAAACCCGTAAAAAGATAGAAGATTATAATGGTAATTTTGTACGATGGGGATCTAATAGTGTAGAAGATGAGAAAACCATAGTAGATAATAATCTTCAGGTATACTACAGTCCAAGTAACATTGAAGTATCAGGTAATATTTACAAAGCTAAGTTACCTGGTACTTATAGGTTTTATTTATTAGACAATAAAGGTAACCCTCAGTCTACTAAAGTTTATAATGTCATGTCATACCCAGAATATACCTATAAAGTATTGATGGGTAACCCAAATGAGGATATAAGCACTTACGTTTCAGAATATAAGGCATCACAAGAAAACATGGATCAGCCTTTATCTGATTTTAAAGTTAAGCTTATAGTAGATACTAAGGACCCAAAGTTTATAAATAACCCAAAGTTACTTAAGATTAAACGCATAGGATCACCAGAGGAATATTCCTATGGAGATATATTTACTCCTCCTTCTACTGGAGTAATGTATTACTTCTATTGTACTATGGACCCAAATCAAATAAACGTAAGTACTTACTTATTAGAAAGGGGTTGGGGAGTATTTGATGGTTCATATAAATATGAATTTTCACCCTCTACGGTTTATCTTGAAAATAACAAGGTAAATAATGAGGGCATACAATTATTATCTTCTTCAGACAGTGAACGTACATTTAAGTTTAAGGTAAGGCCTACAGTAGATGAATCACATGATACTGAAGGTTTAAGATTTGTTAGTGGTATAAGGTTAGTAGTTAAAGCTAAGAGTAAATTACTTTTTAGTGGTAGTTCTTCTAATAATACCGAAGATGATAAAGATGAGTGGCCATACATATATACTATAACTCCTTATTGGTATGATATGGATGCTAGTCAAGTTAATCTTTTTGAAAATGGGGATATAGATTATACCGTACCATATATAGGACCTTCAACAAGCGGTTTCAAAGAATTATTCCCAGATGGTTTTGGTAATGTTCCAGTAAAGTTTAGAGTAGATATACTAAATGGTAATATAAACCATGGTTATACTCTACAATTAACTTCTAAATTAGGATATGTAAACTATACTCCTATAGCCATAATGGATGTAAAGAGTAGTTATATTTCTCCCATAGATACTAAGAATTGGGTATCACCACTTGAAAGTGATTGGAATACCAAAACTACCAGAGCCATATATAAATTAGCTTCAGAAGATGATAAGGCTAAATTTAGGATATTGGGGAGTATAGATGGAGAAACAGCTGAATACCCAGATACCATTAGGGAATATATTCTACCTGAAGATTATGACCCGAATAAAGATTCTAATGTATCAGGTACAGAAACAGGTAAGACCTATAATATCGGTGATACAATAGAAAATAATCATATAGGATGGACTAGATATTCTGGGTTATATACCAACTGTGAAGTTAAAGTAGAAGATCTATCATTGCAAGTAGTGATAACTTGTACTCCTTCAACAGTGGTATACAGACCAGAAGACGGTAAAGTAACTATACAGGTAAACGTCACTACGAATAAACCTAGTGTAGCTAATAGTTTAAATTATAGTTTATATAAGGATAATAAATTAGTACCTGGCTTTGAAAATGTATCAGGCAATACTTTAACACTAATAGGAAGTGGGTTACCCAATGATAACAGTTTAATAGGTACCTATACCATAAAGTCAAGTGTTATAGACCAAATAGGAGAAACAGATAAGCCTTTAGCTTCAGCAACATTTACAATATTAAGTTCTTCTCAAACAGTTGGAGGTATAGTATGTGATCCTAAGACTTTGGATATGCCCAGTTCTGGTACAGCTGATACTAATGTATATCTGGTTGACACTAATGAGCAGGCAATATCATCTAATACTTATAAGATAGTAATGCCAGATGGTTCATTAAATGGTTCACCTGTTACATTTAGAGCAACTGCTCCAGGTACTTATACATTTAAATCTAATGATAATCCCGAGTTATCTGCTGATTTTGTAGTTAATGATGTTACTTATCCAAAATCTGTAGAGATAGAGCCTCAATCTGAAGCTTTAACTTCTCCTGGTACTATAAAAGTATCTTTTAAAGTTAAAGACTCAAAGGGTAATTACATACAAGATTTGGATCTGAGTAAAGTCAAAGTATATAGTGATATGGGATTGGTAACTTTACCTGAATCACAATGGAGTTTAGTAGAAACTAATATACAGCAATATGGGGATACCTACAAATTTGATTATTCACTGGGTATAGGTAGTACTACATTAAAAGTAGTGTATGGAGATATATTCTCTAAGAGTACTTTTGTATGTAGATCTGGTACTATTAGTTCTGAAGTTTCTTCTTTAATATGGGATCCAAGTAGTAGTAGTGTTATTAATAAACAAAATGTAAGTACACTTAAAGCAAGAAATGAAAACGGAGATTATCTAGAAGGAGTAAATGTAAGCTTATCATCAGCCGATATGAAAGATCCTGAAAGTAGTCAGCCTTCCCCTATTTCGGGTAAAACTCCATTAGTGGTTAGCTTTTTTGATTTTGGTACTTATGTATATAAGTGTGATGATAACTCAGACATAACAGCTAAATTAGTTTTAAGCGAAGCTGTAGGAGGGTTAAAAGATTATGAGATAACCGTAAAATTTAAGAATATGTTAACTGGTACCAGATATCAGTTGGTAAGTATGGATTTGTTGTTATCTACTAATACTCTTGGTCCACTTACTCTTAGTATTGGTCCAAAGGATATAGGTGATAGTACTAATGATTTCTTTAACACCATCAATAATGACCAAGGTCCTTTAGATGGTTATTGGACATTGTCTGTACATAATATACTGTTAAGAAGATATTCTGGTGATGATACTCAAGAATTAAAAGTTATATTGCAAGATAATAATGAAGACTTTAAAGAGTTAGTAAATACTACCTTTAAAATAGGAGATAAAGTACAGATAGTAAAGGAGAACTTACAACTTAAGTCTATATATAAACCAACAACAGGCAAGTATTCTTCTGAATTAACTTTAATTTTAAATAAGTAATATTATGGTAAATCTTCTATTAACAACTAGTGGCCTGGATAAAGTATCACAGGCCACTAATGCTTCTGTTCAATTGGCTAAGGGTATTCAAGATTATGGTATAACGGTCATAATCTGTGCTATCTTTTTAATCTTATCAGCAGCTTTAATGATATCCTGTTTTGTTTGGTTTAAGAATTTAATCGATGGTATTATAAGTAATTATACTACACAATTGATTCAGTTAAATGAGACAGTTAAAAAAAGCAATGAGATCATTGAAGATTTAGCTGATGGTTTAATACCAGAAACTCAACTAAGGATAAAGACTACTTCAAATACTATCTTTGATTTAGCTCTTTTAAAGACTATTGGGTTAGTAAAAAGGGTATTAGTAGAAAACAATATAGTAAATAAACCAAAAACCGAAGGGAAGATACATCAATTAGTACAGAACCTATTTGAGGATATAAATTCAAAATTTGATGTGTATAGGTATCAATCAAATAAATTATCCCATTATACTGAGATAGATAATTGGGTTAAACAAGTATCCGAATCTATAGAATCAGAAATCTATAATGATGGTGGGTATAATGAGGATAGATGCTACACTAATATAAAAATGATCTATGATAATATAAAGTTAGATTTTTATCACAACCTTAATAAATAATAATTATGGCTAATAGTTATAAGACGTACTTTAATTTTGAAAGTAATATTAAATCTTGGGATTTAAGCCAAGCTATATGTATGACTAAAGGCATAGGTCCTATATGTGGATTTAATAACTTCAGAAAGAGTGGAGATGTAGTAACTATAGGTTATTCATCATCAGTTAAAGAGGATAATAAAGCTATCCTTAATTATATAAAAGCCCTAGCTAAATCCCATAATGTGGCTATTAACAAGAATATTCAAGCAGTAAATGTATGTATAACTTCTGATGGTTATTTACATGCTACTGATCAGGATATTACAGTGCCTATGGCTAATTCTAATAATACGGGCAATGACCAAGAGTATGATATTGCCATATTTGCTAAGCATAGGCCAGATACCGAAGCCAAACCGGATACCTTAGCATTTGAAGCTTATTATCTCAATCATGATAACATAAACATTACATCTAATGATGTACAAAGTAAAACTTCGTTCTATAATCTATATCAGATATCCCGGGATCCTACTAAATGGGATGGATGGGAAAACGAAAAAACTCGTCATGATTTATATGATACTTCAGTATTTTCTTTCGAAGGACTATCAGGGTTAGTATTTGAAAATATACTTGGTAGTGAAAAACCAAGTGATGATATATACCATACCTTGATTGGAGTATATGGTAGAAGATCAGTAGATGGAGTAATGATAGATTATGGTCTAATACCCTATAATCATAATTGGCCAAATAATATACCCTATACTGCAGCTATACATAAATATGTAATGGATTGTTTATCTAATTATGATAAACTGTTTGGTAATCTTACTGAAGATAGTGATGAAGGGCAAAATGTTACAGATTATATAGATGAGCAAATAGCTTCATTAAAAGATTATGTACAGACTGAACTTAAGAATGCCCTAGTTCCTTCAGGAGCTATTATGTTATGGGAATCTCTGGAAATACCCGATGGATGGGAGATGTACAATAAGGGTGCAGGAAGAGTTATAATAGGCTATAAAGAGGGTGGATTAAGTATTAAAGATAATATATACTTTAATGTTCCAGGCCAAACTGGAGGATTTAATTCTACTTATGAATTCACCATAGATAAATCCGAGTTACCATTGCATAAACATATGTTAGGAATTCAGGATACTGCTATGAGTGGAGAATCAGGACCAGCGGATAATCCAATGTTAACTACTGGAGATTGTGGTTCATCCGTAAATGTATGGAGTGGTAAAACACCTGCTCCTTATGTTAACTTACAGAAACATTATGATAAGGATAATAGGCAATGGGGTTATACTACTAATCAAATAGAAAGTGAAGATCAAGTTAAAGCTCAAACATCTCAAAAATCTATAGTAATATTACCACCACATATAACACTAGTACTTATCCGTAAAAAATAATCGTTAAAATAAGGCAGAGGAATTCCTCTGCCTTATTTAGTGTATTTAATAATGTAAATCCTTTTTAGCTCTATCTAACCAGTAATTAATATCCTCCCTTATTTCGGATATATATTTTAGAGAACTCTTAGTACGAGGCATATCAAAAAACTCTAGTAATATCATGTTAGTTATTCTACTACCCTCTTTGATTCTTTCCTTTATATATGGAGGAGGACTAACTAAACATTCAAAAATAAGCTTAGCATCTTCTGATAGATTTTTATACATATAATCTTTAAGCATCTCCCACATTTCAGATAGAGCTTCATTATCTCCCGAATCATCTAAACTTTCTTTATCCTTATCTAATAAATCTTCTAGTTTAGATAATTTCTGATTATATGAAGCCTTATCACTATAAGCATATCTTAATAATTTATTCTTATAAGTACTTAAAGAAGCTAATATCCTGGCTTTTAAATGTTCTTCAGTAGAAGAATCATAGTATTTATTGAAAACATATAGCATCTTATCCCAAAAGTAAGATTCTATAATATCAGGAGTAAGGTTAAATCTCCTATAGTCTATATGATATACCAAATTTTTAATCACGGGTTTACATAGATTATACATCTTCATAAAAACCTTTTCATCATAATCTTTCATAGGTTTTAGTCGATGTATCTCGGAACCATTGTAACTTTCTCTTTTCATATCGGTGTAAAATTATAATAATATTTGCAAATATATAATATTTATTTTATATATGCAAATAAATACATATATATTTATAAATATAGCTGAGGATTAAGGAGTAGACTAAGATGAATCTACCCGGTCTCAGGCTCATTTCCACCTACTATAGTAATATATAACTATTAGTTATTAAAAATCTTATAAACATGAATAATCGTAATAAAGTAAAGTTTGAGTTTAGTACGGACTTCCAATTAGAAATACTCAGATTTTTAATTCAGGGGAAGGAGATGGGTTTACTCATTAAAAGGATTAAACCCAGTTATCTTGTTTTAATAGAACATGCTTTAATAGCCGAGGCATTGTTTAAGTATTATAAAAGAACTTCTCATGTTCCTTCTCAAAATATCCTAAAAGAAGTAGTAAAAGAATTACTAGAATCTAAAGAATATGTGGATTTAGTTACTAAGGATGATATTCCTAACATTTTTAAGATTATACGTAATTTATATGAGGAACCTCTAAAGGATGCTGATTTTATTCAAGAGAAGATTTATAAGTTCTCTACTTATATTGAGATGAAGAACTTAAATGATTCTTTTGATCTAAATAACTTTGATCAGTATGAGGAATATGCTAAGAAAGTAGATCAGATCCTTAAGAAGTCTAAACCTAAGCAAGAGGATGAACCTATATATCTTATTAGGGATATAACCGAAAGACAGTTTAAACGTCAAGCAGAACCTGATGTTATACCTTCTCCTTTTAGGCAATTAAATCAACTTACCAATGCTAATGGTTTTCCTTCAGGATCCGTGATAGTATTATTGGATAAGCCTAAAGCTAAGAAAACTTTCTTCCTGATTAATACTGCAAGAGGTTATCTTAGAATGAAGAAGTCGGTTTTATATATAGATACAGAAAATGGTAAAACCCAAATAATGGACCGTATGATCCAGTCTTCTATTAATAAAACTAAGAAGGAATTATATTCTGGAGATTATGATAAACTTGAAGCTAAACATATGAGAAAGCTTTCAAGATTTGGAGTTGAGTTTATAGTTGATAGAGTCCCTGCTATGATTACAGATTGTAATTATATAAGGAATATGATAATAAAACTTCGTAACCAGGGTATAGATATTAGGGTAGTTATGATAGACTATGCTGCTAAATTGGCTTCAATAAATAGGGATAAGGAAGATTTTGATAGGATATCTAATATATATGTAGATATTCAAAATCTTGCTGATGAGATGCAATTAGATTGTATATGGACTGCTAATCATATTACTAGAGAAGGTGCTAAACATAGGGAAACTAGGTATGAGGAAAATGATATATCCGGAGCTATATCTATTGTTCGTAATGCTCAGTGTATACTTGGTTTAAATGCTACAGTTCAAGAAGAGAAAGATAATATTCAAAGATTGGAGATAGTAGTAAATAGAGATGGAGTTCCTTTTGGAAGAGCTCTATTTAAAGTAGATGTAGATAGGCAACGTGCAGTAGAATTCACTAAAGAGCAAAGAAAGAATTATGACCAAATATATGGTTCTAAATTGGATGAAAAACTTAAGGGTAAAACCAAAAGAGTAAATCCAGATGCAGATCCAGAAAAACGTAATAAACTTAATGGAGATATATAATATGAACAAAAAGAAATTACCCGTCGTAGAGATTACTAAAAGGTTTGGAGGATACCGTTTAAGTATAAGCCAAAATGGTTGGCAATATACTTCAATAGGTTGTCTTAGTATAAGAGATATTAAGAAAATAAGAAAAACCATAAATAATTTCTTGAAGGAACATGAAAATAACCAATCACTTTAAATCTCAATTAAAGTCCTATTTTGTAAAAAGGCTAGGAGCTTGGGATTATAAACATGGATGGATGAGGATACCTGTATGTCCTTATTGTCATAGAGTAGAGAAGTTGGGAGTAAATCTATCCTTATATAGATGCAATTGTTTCAGATGTAATGCTCATCCTTCTCCAGCTCAATTAATAATGGACATAGAAGGATTTGATACTTATGGAGAACTTCTGGATTTTCTAAATAAAGGAGAATTTAACGATTTAGAGTTTAAGGAAGAAAAGATAGAATTAGCCGAAAAGAAGAATGTATATCTTCCAGATGGATTTATAAATATAAAGTTTGGTAAATCCCAGTTAGCTAGATCTATTAGAAATTATGTGATAAAAAGAGGATTCGATATAAATCAACTATCCTCTCAAGGAGTTGGCTATTGTCATGAAGGTAATCTGTTTGGTTATCTTATAATACCTTTTTTCTATGGTAATGAACTAAGATATTACAATGCTAGAAACGTTTTAGGTTCAGGACCAAGATATTCTAATCCTAATAAAGATACTACTGGGTTAGGTAAAGAATTTATAATATACAATCATGATGCACTTAGTATGTATACTAAGGTGTTTATTTGTGAAGGAGCCTTTAATGCTTTAACTATGGGAAATAATGCCATAGCTACTATGGGTAAGTCCATAAGTGCTTATCAAGTAAACGAACTTATTAAGTCTCCGGTAGAAAGATTCATTATTTTACTAGATCCAGATGCTAAAGCTTATGCGATTAATCTAGCTTTAAAATTGGTAGCTTATAAAAAAGTCAAGGTAGTATATTTACCAGATGGTAAGGATTGCAATGACTTAGGTAGAAATAAAGTTTTATCATATGTATATAAATTTCATTATCAAGATTATCAAGAGCTTATATCTATGAAGAACTCATTATGATATGAGAATTCATATTTATCTTAAATTATAATATATGAAAAGAGAACCTTCAATTCACATTACTCGTACTCAACTAAAATCCCTTTTTAATAGGTTTGGAGTTGATGTATCCGTAGATGATTTTTTGGCTTATGCTAAGAAAACGGCTTTAAATTCTAGAAGTATTTTAGTTAGTAGTAAACAAATTGATAAAAAAGTTAACAACATATTACTAGCAGATACGGGAGATGCCTATTTGGTAGCTGATATTATATATGCTACCCGTATAAAATTAAAACATAGGGGAGTAAGGAAAATAAATGAAACACAACAAAGGGAATGGACTAATTGCAAAAAGTTAGCTCAGATATGTAATATCTTCTGTAAGGATTTCCAATTAGAAACCCGGGAAGGGTTTATAAAGTACATAAAAATAGGCATATCTAAAATGAATAATGCCCGTAATTTAGTTCAAAGACTTATATCTATGCAAGAGGTTATAACCGAAACTTATGTAGCTCAAAAGGAATATATGGAATTATCCTCAAAAGATAAGAAGATAATAAAAGATATGCACGATTATTATGTGAAGAAGATTGCAGATAAAACGGGCATATTAGAATCTTTTGAGAAAGATATGGATAAATATCAATACTTTATTCAGTTATATCATTTCTTGAAAGATAGGGATTGGTTACCCAATTATCCAGATTATATCACGGCTCAATTTGAAGGTTTGTCTTGGTGTAATGGGATACCAGAACTTTCTTCACTAACTAATGATAAATCTATAGCAAGATATAATAAGTACCTATATAAATTTATGGGTAAAGAATCCGAATCAGATGAAGAAGAGGGGGGTGAAGGTAGTTTATGGGATAAAATTAAATAAATATGGGAAGGATAATAATTAAAAATTGTAATGTTGGAGAGGTAGATATACCTCAGAAGTGGGCTTTAAAATTATATAAAGACCTATCAATAAGACATCCCAATGCTTTTTATTTAAGGACTAGAGCCAGAGGTATGGCTAATTGGGATGGTAAAGTAAAATTTATTTCCGCTAAAGGCCAATTTAAAATTGGTATGTTACCCAGGATAGTAAATTTATTACACAGTTATGGGTATAAAGATTTTAGGATATTAGATGAAAGATCTCCAATACCTAAAGTAGATAAATCCATAAGATCAATAGGAGAGTATAAATTAAGACCCGAACAGATTAAAGCCGTAGAATCAGTTATTCATAATCAAATTATGGGAGTACAATATCCTATTGGTGTAATAAATTATACGGTAAATGCTGGTAAGAGTTTAATAATGTCGGCTTTGTATCTATCTTTTAAAAAGAAACTAAAGACTTTATTGATAACTAATGATGCCGATTGGTTAAGACAAGCTAAGCAAGAATTCTGTAAATACCTACCAAATGAAAACATAACTTATGTTCAGGGTAGTAAAGTTAGTAATTGGACCCAATTCTCTATAGGTATGATCCAATCTATATCCCGGAATATAAAGACCTATCAAAGAGAGTTATCTAAAATTGATATGGTATTAGTAGATGAGGCAGACTTGGCTAATAATAAAATGTATCAGAATGTGATAACTCATTTATATAATACCCGGGTAAGATTAGGTTTATCTGGAACCATATATATGAGTAAATTAGCTAAGGATAAGCTTAAGAATTTTAACCTTGAATCTTTTTTTGGTCCTGAGATAGCTAAATTCACTTTAAAGGAATCCATTAAAAAGGGATATTCTACTAACACCATAGTGAAAATAGTTCCTGGAAAATATTGGTATGGTAATTATGAATCTGAGTATACCGATTATAAGGATTTATATGATGATATGATTACGAATAATACTCGTAATTGGCAAATGGTATTATTCCGATTAAAATATAATTTGTCATACGGTAGAGTTCCTGCTCTCGTAGTATGCAAATATGTTAAACATGCAGAAAATCTTTATACATTCTTGAAAGATAAACTTAAGAAATATAAAATTGCCTGTGTACATGTAAATACTCCAACTAAAGAGAGAGTAGATATAATGAATAAATTTAGGAATGGTGATATAGATATCCTAATATCTACTACTATTATAGCTCGTGGTAAAAACTTTCCTTTATTGAGATGTATGATACAGGCATCATCTATGGATTCTCAAGAAAAATCTATTCAGTTCTTAGGACGATTAGTAAGAACCAGTAAAACTAAGAGTCGTGTTTATTTAGATGATTTATCTTACCCTGGTAAATATCTTTCAAGGCATAGTAAGCATAGAAAGAATTATTATATAGATCAGGGGTTAAAGGTAATAGATCTCTCGAAGAATAGGCATAAATACTCGTATCCTCTATAAATCATAAGTACTATGATGTCATATCTTCAGTTCCTGGGAACTGAAGATAGGCACTACCTATAAA